TAATAATAAATATAATAATATTGGAAGTACCAGGAATGTGGGGAGGGGAGGACTCGAACCTCCATTTATAAAATTATGAGTTTTATTGCTTAAAAATAGTTTGTAAGTATCTGTAGATACTATATACCATTTAGCTACCTCCCTATAAATAGTCACTATATACACATGTTAGAATCGAACTAACTACACTTGAATTATGAGTTCAATGCTCTACCAAATGAGCTAATGCTATTAGTATTGTAAGTGACTGAAATGCTTATAGACACTAATATAATAAAATCTATGCTATTCTTTTCATATAAAGTAAATAAATTTTGTAAGTGTTTGTTAGTAGGTATAAGAGGTATCAAGCTCTTATACCTTTTGATACTTTAAACAAAAGCTATTTGCGGAAGCTATATTATACATGGAGTATAAAAAGTTTGTAAGTATCATAGTAGTGATATTAAATCACATTCTCTCTCACTATGTCATATCTATTACTTCTAAACAATGACTGTAAAGGAGTATAGACATCCATAATATCCATATCTTTGAAGTTAGTTAAGAACTGTTCAATCTGTGCTATATTAGCAGATATATAAATCATATTTTCAACTCCTCCAAATCTATTAACATCAACCCTTCCAAAACCCCAATGAGAAGCTACATCAATAGCTACAATATATGGCTTAAATCCAAAATATCTTTGACACTCTTCCATAAAATACTCCATTGTAGCTTCAGGAGAAAGAAGATAATTCCATTCACCATCACTTATAATAGTCCATACAGGATAATTCTTTAAAGCATCAAGTATTTGAGGATTCTTTTTACACTCTTTATGTAGTTCTTCAGGTATTCTATTAATATAAGTATATCCACTCTGAAATACTGCATTACAGAAGCTTTGAATAGACTTATAATTATCATAGAAACTCTTATTAGGGTCTACAAAAGGAGTATTCCTAACTTTGACTATATCACTTCTAATAATAGAATTAGTAGAAGTAGTCTTTCTATTTATACAAGTATGCCAGTGAGTGCTACTATTAAAGAAACCAAGTAAATTTCTACCATCATCATCTGGGTTCTTACATAAACATACTGCTGCTAAAAATGTTGCAAAGTTAAATGGTGCACCTCTCATAGAACCTGAATCATCTATAATAACAAGGCTATTATAAGGTAGATTAACCTTGTTTATAAAAGATTCAAGTTTAAGCTTATCTATTTTATCTTCACAAATTTCTTTATAAAGCTCATTGAAGTTAGTAGCACCTACATTTACTTTAGCTTCTTTAGTAACTTTAGCTAATTTAAGCTTATCATCTTCTGTAGCTTGTTCTTGTCTAACTTTTTCTTCTAGAACTCTCTGTTCAGCTTGCTTAGATTCCTTATATTTTTCCCATTCAGTAAGCCAAGGTTGAAATTTAGCATACTTAAATTCTTCAGTATCTTTAATCTTACTATAAAGAATTCTATTCTTAACTCTAAATCTTGCCTGTGAAGGAAGTTTATCAAACCAATTAATAAATGATTGTTTGTCAAACTCATTGATTTTACCTGTAGAGAATAGTACTGATTCTAAATCACCATTATACTCCTTTCTCCATCTTCTATAACCTTTGAAGTTTGCACAATTCTCACTTACTTCATACTCCCATCCCATAAGTTCTGAAAGTGATTTAAGCAAATTAACCTTATCTTTCATTACCTTCTTAGTTTCAGGAAGCATTTGACTGTGATTACTTCTTTTACCTATTCTAGGAAGAGATAAGAATTTAGCAACAAGAGTCTTATTGAAAGGATTATTGCCATTGATAACTTTATAGAGATAGTTTGCTATAACTTCTCTGTATCTTTTATCAGCAAATAGATTGTGAATCTTAAGAATCTTAGCACCTTTAGTCTGTACTCTATTTCTAAGTAACAAATCAAAGCAAGTATATTCATTGAATAAACCTACTTCAAGGAACTTCATAAACTGAGAGTTATGATTATTCCACATCCAGTCAAGAATTACCTGGAATCCTTCTCTATTAGCATTACCACCACTATCCTTCTTAACACCTTTAAAGATGTTATGTTGTCTAGCTGTAATATCACCAATTGAGAAAAGAAGACTGAAGAACATTTGTTTATGCTCTTTATTATCTTTTACTTCTGACCAACAAGCATCAAGTAATGATGTATCAATTGTACTACCTGCACTCTGAAAGAGTTTAAGGCAGTTCTTTAATCCATAAAAAGGATTATCGTTACTTTTATTTAATTCTACTTTTATCATATTAATAATTTAATTTTAAGTTTGTAAGTAACGTAGTTTATAAGGATATTCTATTTAAACTTTGAACTATATATGTCTTCCTTATACTACTTAAAATGACTCTGTATCTTTAATATTTGAGAGTTCTGCTTCAATCTCTTTAATCTTATCTTCAGGAGATTTCTGAGATTCTTTAATCTCATTGAGTTTAGCTATGAGATTAGCTTTCTTCTGAGATTCTTCTTCTGCTTCTATCTTGAATCTCTTATAACCAATTATAAGATTTACAAGCTCTTTAGTTTCTTTATAATTCTCAAGTTTCTTGGCAGTTTCTTCATTTGCTGCCCATTCATCCTGATTTTCAATAGCAGTAATTTTCTGTGCCAATGAAAGCCTGATATTGTTAAGTGAATTGATTGTAGTAGTATGAAGAAGTTCTACTACATTAATAGGAGTACCAAGCTTAGTAGTAACTACTCCATTATTAAGCAACATATCAAGAAGACCAGTGCACATTTGGCTAAAATGGTCTTTTGTAAAATTAATTTTTCCCATATTCTTTAATTTAATCAATTGTTTTACATAGATAGTAATTACATTCTTTCACTCTATGTAATCATCATATATGATTATAGCAGATTTTTCTACATCCCCCATTTCTTCAATCTCCTCTGGTAAGTATAGATTTTCTAGTTCTATAATAATAAACTTTCCTACTAATTTCTGTAATTCTATTAATGAATATATATTATTAATAGTAACTATAGTATATTCTACTCCCTTATTATATTTTTTTGCTTTAACTGTTTCCAACTTGTATCTATCTTTCAGTTTATCAATATATTCAGTAGAAATCTTACTATCTCCATGATATTGAGCGGTATCAATAATAACAAATTTCATATAAATCAATTAAATAGTTAGCTTATAATACTCCTGTTCTGTTGGTTTAAGCTGTTTTACTAATTCTAGCTTAGGTTCTTCAGATGAATAAGCACTACAGATGTCAATCTCTTTACTTTCATCAAGATTTGAAAGTAGTTCTTTTAGTGTTTTAACATTAATTTTCATTTTCTAAATATTTTGTTATACGATTCATTATATTCTTCTTGTGTAGAGCCAGTTTCTAATAGATAATTATACCAATGTTTATGTATATATATTAAAGGTCCATCAGATAAAAAGTTATAATTATCAGCTATTTCTCTAACTTTATATAATAAGTTTCTTTGAGTTTTTAATCTGATTTTATTTTGTTTTCTAAAAATTCTATTTGCATGTTTTTTACTCCATTTATTAGATGTATAATGGTAGTACACACATGCAAAAGGTTTCTTTTTAAAACTTCTGCTCATACTTAATCCTCTAACGTTTTAATCAGTAAGTTACTTTCCTTACTAAATGGCTTATAACCATTACTAAGATACCAGTTTAAAACAAATTTTTCAGACTCCTCTTTATTAAATTCTAGTCCAATTATTTTCATCCCATTCAACTTAGCTTGTTGTTCTGCAAGCTGTAATAGATGTTTTGCAACACCACACTTTCTATGATTATTATCTACAAAGAGTGCATATATTAGAGCATCAGCTTTTCCAAAAATATCACTAACATATAATGGAATGGATATTTGAACAGAACCAAGATTTTCTTCATCAGTTATTAAAATTCTGACTTCATCCTTCCAAATCTGTTTCTGTATCAAAGTAAGCCCTCCACTGTATTTCTATAAGCCAATTCAACTGTCAAGTCATGAATCAATTCTATGGCTTTTTTAAGAGATTCATACATATAATTTCCTTGTGATACTAACTCATCAAGAGTTCCTTCCTCTGTCATATCTTCAGGAAAATACTTAGGCTTCCAAATAATTGTTTTATTCTCTTTCTCAAACTTAAAAGCCTCTTTAATAAGTTTTTCTCTTATCATACTTAATCCTCCAATTCTTTAGCTTCAGTTCTATTCATACTTTAATAGCTTAGTTGAATACTTATCCATACTATAATACACTATCTGAGTAATAGTATATACATAGAGGGAAATACCTATAAAGGTATCTCCCTAAGTTTATTTAGTCACCCCACATGTAAGCTTCATACTCACATGTTAGTTCTCTCTCAGTCTCTTTTGCATCTTCAAGGTATGTCTTTAGAAATAAAGAACAATCATCAAAACTATTGATATTATCTTCAAATTCTATACACAACCATTGTTCACAGTATCTTACTGCTGCTTGCTGTCTTGCAGTTGATTTTCTTATTCTCATAGTCCTAAAAATTTCTTTATTCTAGACCATAGTGTACTCTTTTCAGGTTTTAGAATAGCTGTACCACTATTTTTTCTATTCTTATATACAGAATTAGAACCTACTGATACAAATGAAATACCTACTTTAGTAGGATTATTCTTAGGTGATAGTGCTGAATACCAATGCTGTTTACAAGCTTTGTAAGTTCTGTTTAAGTTCTTACTAGCTTCCCTAATAGCTTCTGAAAGATTATGAGGATTAGCTGCAATAGCCTGGACTAGAATTTTATTCTCCTCATCAGTCCATTTTACTCCTTTTGCCATTTTGTGTTATGTTAAAAATTTTGAGGTTAATAGGAGACTCCAACTCCTATCTAAAGTTTAGGAAACTTCTGTTTTATGCTGTTAAACTAATTAACCATAAAAGGGAGTATATTTCTATACTCCCCCAAACCAATTTAAACCAATTATGAATACCAAATCTCAGGAACTTTCATATTTTTTTTATTTTATTTACAAAGTGTATCAAGGATACTTCTAAAGTTAGGATTATCAATTACTGCTTTGGCATCTTTAGCATTTATAAACATAGCAGCCATCCCTGCTTCTTGTATAAGATTATTGTCCAAATTTTCGACAAAATATTTATCATCTAATTTGTCATAGTCAATATAATAACCTACTCTCATATACTGCTTATCATTATAATAATAAGCAATATTCATGAGCTGATTCAATGCAAGAAGCCTTTCTAGTTGCTTTTTATTTGGAGCATTATCTTCAGAATAAACTAATCCCTTTAATGGAGTGGAGTATATATTTCCAGAAGGACTTATATAATATCCATAGTTTTTTGCAAAGATGTTATCACAAACATCTTCATAAGCAATATACTTTTTACTAGGCTTGAACTTAACACATTCAAATGTAGAGTTTTCCTTGTCTATTTCATAGCCTTTAGGAATGTTTATTTTAACTTCTTTTGTTTCCATATTTTAAAAGATAAAAACTTTAAATAAAATGAAACAGCTTAATAGTACTATTATAAATAGGTATATTATATTCCATGCACAAGGTAGCTTAGCATTAGTTTTTAATATTCTATTTATAATAATTCCATTAGAAACAATTTCATCATCCATATTTTTATAGAATATTGAACCTATTGGAATAGCACATTCTACAAGTGCAATTTCTCCAAAATTACATATTATATCTTCTTCATATTCTTGTAGTGCTCTATCCATTGTTGCATAAGAGTGAAATCCTCTATGTATTTCCCATCTATATATGTCTTTTCTTTCTCTAATTTTTAGAGGACCAGGGTGTCTGTATACACGTTTATAGATATACTTAAACCATGTATAAAGAGAACGACATTCTGATGAATTAATGTATTTTACTACTTTATAAACAATGATAAGATTTTGAGCACCTCTTTTTATAGGACAATATCTACTTGACCAACACATAGTATAAAAGTTTAAAAAGTAGGGCTTTCACCCTACTTTATCATGGATTCTTTGTAGTACCTACAAGATGCTCATTTCCTTCAAAAGGAATACACATGGCATACATACCAATAATAGTATCATAATGGTATATACCATTAGGTTCAAAATGAGAATAGAAAGCACATCTCCATTTATCTGCTTCAGAATCTCTTACAAGCACCTTGTCGAAAGGCTTGAATTGAGGTTCCTTCTTCTTGAGAGTTTCACCATCCCATGTATAGCCTGCTTTATCCATAGCTTCAAATAGCTCATCTTTTACCTCTTTTGTAGCAAAAGTATAAAAACATGGACACCACTCTGATGGATGTATGATGTTTGTACAGAAATCACCATCTTCCAGCAATCCACAAACCCAATCTTTCTTATCTTGGCTATAATCACCTGTAACAAGACAAGGTATCTGACCATTGAACATGATTACATCACCTTTCTTAGTAGGGATTCTAAACTTATCCCAATCTCTCTGGTCTTTTGATGGGAAGATAACACACTCTGAGTTTGAAAATTCACCAGAAAGTCTTCCAAAACGATTAAAATCTACTGATGTAATTTCTCCATTACTCTTTGTAGCTTTACAAAGTATAGTATTGATGATTGATATTCTTGTAAATGTTACTTCTCCATAAATAGGAGAATAAAGCTTTGTTCCTTTTGGACAATGCTTTAAAATGCTTACTAAATTTGTCATAGTTTTTTGTTTATAGTCCTCCTACAGAATACTCTATAGGAGGAATTGTTAGTTACTTGTATATAATCTCTGTTTTACCCTCATACAAAGGTATTTCCATACTACTTAATGGAATAAACTTACCAAAAACCTTGATGTAAGCTACTTTTTTAAGTACTATCTCTTCCTTAACAAGCATTTCTTGTAACTTACAATGGTTCTTTGATAATTCTTGTTTGTGTAGTTTCTTTGAGAGTGCATAGTTATCTGAACTACATACTCTTGTTGTCTTGAATCTTTCTCTCATATTCTTGTATTTTGTTATGTGAATAGCGCAATTAAATCATCAAAAGTATATTCAACCTTATTTAAATCCAATGACTTAACAGGTTGAATAACTTTTGATTCTTTTTCATGGTATTTACTTACAACTATACTAACTTCTTCATCTAATAAAGAGTTATTTATGGCAAATATATATAGTTCTTTTATAGTCATAATTATATTATTAGTGCATCCAGTGAGACTCGAACTCACAATACTTGGTTTAGAAGACCAATGCTTTATCCATTAAGCTATGGATGCTTTGTTATTACCTATCTCTAAGATATATGCTACTTGTTAAATTTAAAGTGGGTCAATAGGGATTTGAACCCTAAACCTTCACATTATGAGTGTGCTGCTCTAACCACTTGAGCTATAGACCCTAAATGCTACTATACTAAGATAGTAGCACTAAACAATTTAACTATAACACTAAAACTAATCAATATCTTCAATATTAAGTTTCTTAGTAAACCAGTTGTAACCTGATATAACTTTATACTCATCTTCTGTTATATACACAAAACAAGCAAGTACCAATAGAATATCTACCATTAAAATAATCAATGGAAGAAAAACATTAATGTTGTAGATAGAATCTATAGTACATATAGAGAAAATCACTAAGAATGCAGTAGTCCATAATAATAGACCTTTTGCTATTAATCTTGTTTTCATTGTTTAAAAGTTTATATGATTTCTGTTGTCCATTCTTGATTGTTTGCTTTTTCTTTATTTTCTAAATATGATGCTAGCATAGATATATTTCCCCCAACATTTTTATCAGGTTTGAGTATGAAATACTTCAGTACTTGCATATATTTATAATTGCCATTAAAAGAGTCTACATATCTTTTAGTGGCATTTATAATTTCTTCTGGAGAATATACTCCAAATTTATTTGCAAATACTGCAAGTCTTTCTGCTATTATTTTACTAGAATCTCTCCAGTGATAAACTGTTCCTTCTTTAAAACCTTTAGGAAATAACTCTTGTAATGATTTAGCTAATTCTTCATTTTCTATCTGTTTAGTTCTAGATATAGAAGAAGATGCTAACCATCCATTGAGTTTATTGTTAAGGTTTTTATTCCAAGAATATCCATCACTTTCTTTAATAAGGTAAGATTTCTCCCATAAAGATTCACATATCTCTTTATTTAATATACCAGTTCCTCCTAATATATAATATAAGAGTATTGTAAAATCAAGATAGGATATATCTTCCTTATCAAAGATAGTAGTATCTATTGCTATTTTCATAGTATGATAATCATATCAATGTTTTAAGGTTTCATATCCTTTTCCTATAGTATATAGTATTAAGAATATTAAACCTGGAAGTCCTATTAAGCAAAGGAAAAGCTTGCATAAGCAAGCTAATCCTTCTAAACCTATAGTTACCATACAATCTCTTCCCAAGCTGCTTCTCCCTGTTTATAGAGAGTGTATTTGCCTGATGTTGTCAAGCCTACTTTAAGGCTATCTCTCTCTTGAGCTATCTCTCTACCTGTCATTCCTGCTGTAGAGTAGCCAAAATGACACCAAGTGAGTTCTCCCCCATTATCAAAAACAAGAGATTTAAAAGTTTCTCCTGTTTCATGGTTAGCACAAGGAGCAATTTTAGGAGTTCCAAACTCCTTTGCAAATGCTACGAAAGACCAAGACTTCTCGATGGTTACACCATTGTAATTTTTTTCTGTTGCCATAATTTTAATGGATTTAAATGTTAATAAATGATTGAGTTAAAATAGTCTTTCCTATAAGTCATACATAGTTTATACTCTTTGTAATAGAGTTATAGTTGTATATTTTACTATTCTTCTTTCAAAGTAATAATAAGTTCTTTTCTTATGTTATCTCTATATACGAACCTCAAAGTCACTATGATGAGGATTAATAGAGAGATTTTATTTCCAAAGGTAGTTTCTTAAATCCTCTGGAATTAGTTCTTCAATTTCTTTTCTGAAATTTTCATAGTACTGTTCTTTGGTAAAAGCAACAAAACCATTGTAAATGTATCCAGTTCCATCATGGTCTACACAGTACACAATTTCTTGTTTCTTTGTTTCTAGATTATAACGAATTTCAATGTTTGTTATTTCAACTTCTTTGACTCTTTTATATCTGTCCAGAAAATTGCAACGTCCAAATCCATTTGATGTGTACATCCAGATTTTATCTCCTATCTTAAATGGTAATTCAATAGATAAATTTAGTGTATTCATATTTATTTAGCGATTTACCTTATACTATCGCGAGGTTTTTAGTTAATGTTTGTTCTCACTCTGAGTTCTAACCTCAGTACAATAGTTTTATTTAAGTGAGAAAGGTAGCATAGTTATTTCCTATGCGTATATTGTGTGTATATCTAGCTTTTTTACTTGCACCCTAAGCCAGTTAGATTTATCTTGATGATTAACCTCTAAAGAGCAATATTTAAAGAAGTCTTGTATTTCTCTAGCATCTGGACCCAATATTCTGGCTGTTTCTTGCATCCATTTAATAAGGTTGCGAATACACTTTTTAATACCTCCATAAGTAATGAAGGATACTTCACTGTGACCATAGCCATTAGGACTTCCTAACTCTGTATATGTAACTTTTATTACAGAGGCTGTGGTTGTGTCTATAATTTCAAGATTGTGTGAAGAAGAAGCCATTATTTGTTGTATTTCTTCTAAAGAATCACTATAATCTAGGACATTTCCATTTGTTTTGAGCTGTATTGCGTATTTCATACTTGTAGTGTTATAGTAAAAATAGTTATACTTTATTATCTTGTAAAGAATGCGAAAGTATTTTATTTCGTTGTGAGAGGGGTTGAGTTATAAGCAATCATATCTATAAAAACCATTTAACTAAAAGCTAGGAAAAATACAAAAGTGCTACAAACTCCCCATAATGTAGCATCTGTTTTATCAGACTCCATAGGTTAAAGACCTTATGTATTTTTCACTAGCCCATGATTACTTAACTAAAAAGGTTCCCCCTGAAGGGGAGCTGTTGAGTTACCACTCAATAGCTTCACCTTCAAGAGGCATGACAATGCCATAGCCATAGTCATCTTGAAATTGTATTTCAAGTTGACCAGGCTTCTTGGTTTTATCCAAGAATGCCTGTGCGGCTGTGTGGGACAAAACAAAGACTCTTTGTTTGTGTCCACCAAAGTCTCTTTCTTCTGGTAAGAAGAAGAAGATGATTTTATCATCTGTGCCACTGTAAGTCTTTGACTTACAAGTGTGCATCTTCATTTCACTTTGTGAAATGTCGTACTTCTGCATGAACTCTTTTAGCTTCATAATTCTACGGTTTTGTGGTTTAACATTGCTTTAGCAAGTGGGGGCTAATGCCCCTCTCGCCGAAGGCAAGGGGGGGTATTGGTGGATTATATCACACTCATACAAATTCAATAAATCAAAAAAAAATTTCAAAAAATTTTGTAGTTTAAAAATTATTTTGTAACTTTGCACCAGTTCTTAATGCTATCTTACATTAAGAGGTTCACCCTATGTACATTACACCAAGAAGAAGAGTAGGGTTGCCTAGGTTTGGATAATACAAATAGTATGAAGATTGAGCCTATCTAAAGCATTATATATAGTAATAGTGGCTATACCAATAAGATTCTAATAGAGTATGGTTAAGGGAAAATAGCCTTCAGAGAGCTTAATTTGTCTTATAACTAAAGACCATTAAGTACCCTTCTATTATAAAGTTGTAATGCAATACCATAAGAAAACATAATTATGGTCAGCACTAGGGTTAAATTTTATTTTTAATTAAAAAGTTAATAATAGTTAATTAATTTGCATAATTAAAATATTATTATTACCTTTGTACTCAGATAATAAACAATGTCTCTTGGTGTAATGGTAGCACTGAAGATTTTGGTTCTTTAAGAATAGGTTCGAGTCCTATAGAGACAACTAGTTTGTTTGTTTGTTGTTATAATGTTTAAATGGTTTTACTTCTTCAGTCTGTGAAGATAGAAGAAGTATAATGGGGCTATCATCTAATTGGTTAGGATGCAAGTTTTTCAAGCTTGTCATGGGGGTTCAAATCCCATCTAACACCCCAATATACTCATATAGCTCAATTGGTCAGAGCAGGAATCTTATACATTCAAGGTTAGGGGTTCAAGTCCCTTTATGAGTACTAATAGGATAGTGATAAATAATAGTGGAATTGGTATACCAAGGGTTCTATAAAAGATGACTACAGGTGAAAGTACCTGTGTGTAGGTTCGACTCCTACCTATCCTATTATCTTGGAGTACCTGAGTGGTTTAAGAGCATAGACTACAAATCTGATGATTCGTGGGTTTAAATCCCACCTCCAAATCTTAAGTTATGTGTTACATAGATAAACTAATAAAGAATAATACAGGAATTAGTTCAAAGAACTTCTTCTTAGTGACAGTCACTTTAATAGGTTTAATCCTACTATTAGTTCCTGCTGTACTCCTTATAATAGAAGTATGTTATAATCATACTATACAGACAGACCTTAATGGTCTTGCTGCTTATATAGGTGCTGTTGCTGGAGTATTTGCATCAGCAGGTATTACTAAAGCATGGTCAGAGAAGTATGAAAACAAGGATAAACAGTAACTATGTGGTTATTAGAAAGTAATAGAAAAAGACATTTGCTTTATGCTATACCAGCAGCCTTTATTGGAACTATATTATATAGTACAGGACTAGCTTTTGGTATGGAATTTAAAGATAAACAATATGGTGGTAAGTTTGATTGGTTAGATATAGCTGCTACTGAAATAGGAGGTTTGATAGGTCAAATACTTCAAATAGGTTTAATTTATTTAATATATATAATATATGGAAATACTTAATATTGTTATGGGTTTGGTGCTTAATGCACTAGTATTAGGAGCTTTTTATTATTTTGTTATTAGAAAACACTAATATTATAAGTTGCCTCCATGTTGTAATTAGTAGCCAAGATAGACTTAAAATCTATTAGTCAGTAATGACTGTGTGGGTGCAAGTCCCACTGGAGGTACTATTGTTCCTATAGCTCAGTTGGTATTAGAGCACAAGATTTTTAATCTTGGAGTCTTGGGTTCAAATCCCAATGGGAACACTAAATACTCACTTAGCTCAGTTGGTTAGAGCAAGATGCTGATGCCATCAAGGTCAAGGGTTCAAGTCCTTTAGTGAGTACTAATGCTTCCTTAGTTCAATGGATAGAATAAAATACCTCTAATATTTGGATGAAAGTTCGATTCTTTCAGGAAGTACATAATAAAGCTATGAGTTCTAGAGTAATGTAGCAACGTAACTCATTGGGTTACTGAGTAGTTTTTAACTGCATTCAGAAGTAAATCTATCCCCATTTAGGTGTCGTAGAACCTACCTTAATAGCCGAGGGAGTTAATGGCTATATATACCTCAGTACGCAATTTGGCAAAGCGGCTACACTTAGGATGTAGTGATTTATTTGTGGGTTCGACTCCCATCTGAGGTACATGGAAAGAAAAAGACATACAGTAAGGGTTCAAGTCCATTAGTGGGTACTAAAAAATATTTACTAAAAAATTTGGTTATTTAAAATTAAATTATTAACTTTGCAATATAAAAGATTGGTCTCTTAGTATAAAGGTTTATTATTCTTGCTCTGTAACCAAGAGATGTAAGTTCGATTCTTACAGAGACCTCTACTATAAAATAGATTATATGAACTAAAGATGGTGGTAATAACTTCATATAACTCTATGCCTACTAGAGTATTTTATAGTTTCTTGTAGGCTTTATAATATGTGGGATAGTGTAAAGGTAACATAGTAGGCTCATAACCTACTGATAGAAGTTCGACTCTTCTTCCCGCTACTCAAAAGAATAGAATATGGGAGAGATTGAAGAATATAATAAAGAACCAGTGTTCTACTGTAAACACTGTTTATCACTTAAAATAAAGATGATTCCTAATATGGAAGAACTTGATTATTGTGATGAATGTGGAGCTACTGATATAGCTCAAACAGATATAGAAACATGGAAGAAAATGTATAGAGATAGATTTGGTTTTGATTATTTAGATAAATATTAATATGGAAGAGAAAGAAATGACAGTAGAGCAGGTTAAATCTGCTGCAAATCAACAAATTCAAATCTTGTATCAGAAGCTACAAGAAGCTAATCTTACTAATACTTTCAAAAGACTAGACTATCTATTCAAGATAGTAGAAGGTGACTTTAGTACTGAAATGAAAGCTAAAGCAAGTAAAGAGATTGATAATATTGTATTTGGTTATCCAGAGGATAAGGAGAAGTAAAAAATGATTGGGAAGGTTAATAATGTTATAGGACTTTCCCAATCACCATTAGGTGATGAATTCTTTAAGTATTGGTTTATATTTTTAAAGCCTTTACATCATCTTACTGATAGAGAAATAGATGTTATAGCATCATTTACTAAACATAGATATGAGTTATCTAAAGTAATTACTGATGTTAATCTTTTAGATACTGTTCTATTTAGTGAAGAAACCAAGAGAAAGATAAGAGAAGATTGTGGTATAACTTTAGCACATTTCCAAGTTATAATGGGAAAGTTAAGAAAGAATAAGGTTATTATTGACAATAAAATCAATCCTAAGCTTATTCCTAATATAGATGAAGATACAAAGAGTTTACAACTTTTAGTTTTATTTCCTATAAAATGAATAAAGATATTCTAAACAATGTATCTAGAACTCTTGGAATATCACCTGATGTAATTGAGAAAGTTTATAAAGCTTATTGGTTATATATTAAAACTACCATTGAAGCTTTACCATTGAAAGATAATCTTAATGAAGAAGAATTCTTAAAATTAAGAACTAATTTTAATGTCCCAAGTCTCGGAAAACTATATGTAACATGGAATAGATTTGTAGGATGTAAAAAGAGGTATGAACTAATTAAAAAACTTAGAAATGCTGAAAATAAATAGTATTAAACCTCTCTTTAATAAGATAGTTACTACTTGTGATGTGTATGAAAAAGGCAAAACAAATGGTAAACTTATAATTAAAACAGAAGGTACAATAAAAGAATATCAAAGAGTAGAAGCTGTAGGAAATACAGTAACTTCAGTTAAAGTAGGAGATATTGTAATGATTAATCCTAAAAGATATATAGTACCACAACATAAAGATAAGAGAGATTCACTTAAAGGTATTATAGGAGATGAACTTACTATGGGTGTTGATTTTCCTATGGTTGAATATGGTGGTAAGAAACATCTTCTTATATATGACCAAGATATTGATTATATAATAGATGGTGAAGAAATTGAAGATGAACAGCCTAAATCACCATTAATAATGCCTAAAGAAGTAAAGATTATTACATAATGTTTAACAAGCCCATGATTAATTTCGTGGGCTTTTTTAATTTATAGAAATATGAAACTGTTCAGATATGAGGGATATAAAGTAGTTATATCTGAAGAAGCTTTTGCTCTAAAAGTATTTAGACAGATATGGAATAGAGACAGAAGTGTAAATAAAGATAAAGCTATTATGGAGTTGGGATATGTATATTTCATGGCTGATGCTAGAAGTGATTATCAGTATATAGTAGATGAAGATGAGAGGTCTAAAGCTATTATAGAAGGAGAAGGATTACCTAGTAATTGGAAGCCTGATAAAATGATTATAGAAGCTATGAAGTTCTATGAAGGAATGAAGTCCACATCAGCTTTACTTCTAGAAGATACTAGAGTAGCTATTGATAAAGTGAGAAAGTTTCTTAAAGAGGTTAATTTAGAGGACACTGATGATAAAGGAAGACCTATATATACTATTAATAGTATTACCTCTACTATAAAGATGATTCCACAGCTGATAAAAGATTTAGATGATGCAGAGAAGGCTATTAAAGCTGATATGCAAAATACATCAGGTAAAGTTAGAGGACAAAAAGAAAAATCATTATTAGAAGATGGTATTTTTTAATGAGAGAATTAATAAAAGATATTAACTCTGTTTTAAAAAATGGAGTATTAGTTATGTCAATAGAGGTTAAACCTTCTGTTATTAACAGTATACATATTGTTAAGTATAAGTTCTATATTATTCAGCCTAATACTACTAAAAAAGAAGTATTAACTTTATCTAGAACTGTAAAGACTTCTGAATTACATACTTTAGGAGATTTAATAAAATTGGAATTCATTGAATTTTTAATCAAAGGAGGACTTAAAGAATATGAATAAATATCAAACCAAGTACTCTAAAGAATATCTTGAATCTTTACCTAAAGAAGTACAGGAACAATATTATGACTTTATAACAAATGTTCCTTACATACAATATCTATTATCAGATAATAGACCTTATGCTAGGGATTTACCAAGAGATGAAGAGGGAAAAATTATTGTAGATGTTACTAAACCTCATATATTAGAAGATACAGATTATTTTAGACCTAGTGCTATTCATTATCAACAATATGGATGCTTTACTAAGCTAAAACCTAATGCTAATCCTAATAGTGAATTTGGTAAATGGATTAGAGAGGAAGTAAGAAGATGTTGGGAAGGATATGTTAGACCTAGTGATGGAGAGTGGATAACTGGAGATATGTATTTCTTTCTTAATTATTGTCCTATTCTTCTTATTAAGAAAGACGAAAATAATAAATCTATTAGAACCATAGATTTTCCTAGATTTTGGGATGGTCACTACTATAAATCTCACTACTTAAATCAATGTAGAAATGAAGGACATCATGCATCAGAATTAGCTAGTAGAGGTAAAGGAAAGTCTCTATTTGCAGCTAGTATGCTAGCTAAACGATTTATTTTAGGAGAGTCTAAAAATGTTAATAAAAAAGTACAATGTGTAGCAACAGCCAGTGAAAGGAAGTATATTCAAGGAGCCTTTCAGTTACTTGATATGTTTCAATACTATATAGATTTCTGTGCTAATAATACTGAATTTCCAAGACAAAGAATTACCTCTTCTTTACAGAATTTAGCATGGACTATGGGTTATGTAGATTCAGAAACTAATACTAGAAGAGGTACTGAAAATAGTGTTATAGGTATTACTTCTAAAGATGATGAATCTAAGCTTAGAGGTTCTAGAGGTGTGTTATATCTTCTGGAAGAGGCAGGTTCCTTTCCAAGATTATTAAATCTTTATCAAGTATTGAGACCTTCTGTAGAAGATGGTAATAGTGTTTGGGGATTAATATATTTATATGGTACAGCAGGTGACAGTGATTCTGACTTTAGTTCTATGCAAGAGTTAATGTATAATCCTAATGGTTATAACATTAAAGCTGTGAATAATGTCTATGATAAAGAAGGTCAAGGAAGAAAACAATTTACATATTTCTTTCCAGGCTATATGAATAGAGCTGACTGCTATGATGAAGATGGTAATAGCGATGTAAATAAAGCACTATTAGAAATACTTCTTGATAGATATAAAGTAAAATACAATAGTACTGATATTAATGCAATTACTAAAAGAATTGCAGAAATTCCAATCACTCCACAAGAAGCTATATTAAAGACAAAAGATAATATATTCCCTATTGTAGAAATTACTAAAAGACTCAATGAGATAGATAATAATCCTAATTTCTATGATGATACTTATGTAGGAGATTTAGTGATTAATAATAAGGGAAACATAGAGTTCTCACCTAATACTTTAAATATGCCAATAAGAGACTTTCCTACTAAGGATAATAAGGTTAAGGGAGCTATTGAAATATTTGAAATGCCTCAGGAAGTACATGGTAAAATTCCAAAAGATAGATATATAATGTCTCTAGATAATTATGAAAATGATGAAGCTCAATCTATGTCTTTAGGAAGTATGTTTGTATTAGATTTGTGGACAGATAGAATAGTAGCAGAGTATACAGGAAGACCTATGTTTGCAGATGATTTAAATGAAATATGCAGAAAACTTTGCTTATTTTATAATGCTAAAGTAATGGTAGAGAATAATAAGAAGAATACATTTTCATACTTTAGTAGAATGAATAGTCTACATTTAATGGCTGATACTCCTGAATATTTAAAGAATAAACAGTTGATTAAAACAACAGGTTTTGGTAATGCTAGTAAAGGTATTACTGCTACTCTTCCTATAAAAAACTTTGCTCTAGGATTAATAAGAGATTGGTTATTAAAACCAGTTACTATAACTAAAGAAGAAGGAAATGAAGTAGTAGAGTATACAGTTCCTAATTTATCTTTTATTAAAAACAGGGCACTATTAAAGGAGTTAATGCTATATAATCCTGCAATCAATGTGGATAGAATTATGTCTTTATGTCAATTAATGTTATATAGAGAGGAAAAGATGATTCTGTATCAAGGAGAACCTAGAAGAGCAGAAAAAACTATAGATGCTAGTTATCTAGGTAATGACCCATTCTTTACTAGAAACTATAAACAATAAATTTAGTATAAAGTATAAAATAATTCACTTAGATTGTTGTCTGAGTGAATTTTTTTATATATCTTTGCAGAGATAAAATAATTAAGAATCATGAATGATTATATGCAGTTTCCACCTCAGCAACTTCCAATGAGTAAGAAGACTAAGAAATGGAGAAAGCAGATTCTTGATTGGGCAGCTAATAGAGCTACAATTTCTAGTTCATTGGTTAGAAACAGTGTTGTACACAAAGGTATTAATTTTGATTTAATTAATGGTATTGTACATATTAATGATATGATGAATATTATTAATCCAGATAATATTCAAGCACAATTTATACCTACTAAAATACAACACTATCCTATAATGAACTCTAAACTTAATGTTCTAAGAGGAGAGGAATCTAAAAGAGTTTTTGATTTTAGAGTTGTTATTACTAATCCTAATGCTGTTACAGAAATTGAGAATAATAAGAAACAGGCTTTACTTCAAGACTTACAACAAGCAGTTGCTGATACCTCTCAAAGTGAAGAGGAGTTTAATGCTAGACTAGAAAAATTAAATGATTATTATACTTATGAATGGCAAGATTTTAGAGAAATAAGAGCCAATGCTATACTGAACCATTATACAAAAGAGTATAATATACCTCTACTATTTAATAAAGGATTTATGGATGCTATGGCTGTATCAGAAGAGATATATCAATGTGATATAGTAGGAGGAGAGCCTGTTATTGAAAAACTAAACCCTGCAAAAGTAAGAGTTTATAAGTCGGGATATTCTAATAAAATAGAAGATGCAGATGTTATAGTAATAGAGGATTATTGGAGTCCAGGTAAAATTATTGACACTTATTATGATGTACTTAGTAAGAAAGATATAGATTATATTGAAAGTCTTCCTAATAGACCAGATAAAGGTTCTGTAGATTCTATGGATAATATAGACCCTAGAGGAGAATTTATTAGAGTAGATGATAGTGATATAGGAGATGCTGTTTATAAAGAAGGATTCTTTTGGAGTCCTTTAGGTAATTCTAGTAGTCAAATGGAATCTATGTTACCTTATGATATAGAAGGTAATGTTAGAGTAGTAAGAGTTTTTTGGAAATCAAGAAGAAAAATAAAGAAGATTAAATATTATGATGAGCAAGGAGAAGAGCAATTTAAACTTAGAGATGAGAACTACGTGATTAATGAAGCTTTAGGAGAAGAAGAGCAAATTCTATATGTAAATGAAGCTTGGGAAGGTACTAAAATAGGTGAGGATATTTATGTTAATATGAGACCAAGAGTAGTTCAGTATAACAGATTAAATAATCCTTCAAGATGTCATTTTGGTATTATAGGTTCTATCTATAATATTAATGACTATAAGCCCTTCAGCCTTGTAGATATGATGAAGCCTTTCAGTTATCTTTATGATGCCATACATGATAGGCTTAATAAACTATTATCTAAGAATTGGGGTAAAATAATAGAATTAGATTTAGCTAAAGTTCCAACAGGTTGGACAATAGATAAATGGATGCACTTTGCTATAACTAATAATATAGCAGTGAAAGACAGCTTTAAAGAGGGTAATGTAGGAGCTTCTACAGGTAAACTTGCAGGAGCTTTAAATAATGCTTCTACTGGTGTTATAGACCTTGAATTAGGTAATTCTATACAACAGAACATAAATCTGTTAGAGTTTATTAAAATGGAAATGTCTGATGTAGCAGGAATATCTAAACAAAGAGAAGGTCAAATATCTAATAGAGAAACTGTAGGTGGAGTAGAAAGAGCAACATTACAGTCCTCTCATATTACAGAATGGCTATTTGTAGTGCATGAAGATGTTAAGAAAAGAGTATTAGAGTGTTTTCTTGAAACAGCTAAAATTGCTATGAGAGGAAGAAACAAGAAGTTTGAATATATTCTTCCTGATGGTTCAATGAAAATAATGGATATTGATGGAGATGAATTTGCTGAATGTGACTATGGTCTTGTAGTTGATAATAGTAATGCTATACAAGAATTACAGCAAAAAATGGATATGTTAGCACAAGCAGCTTTACAGAATCAGACTTTAAATTTTTCTACTATTATGCAGTTATATAATAGTTGTTCTATGGCTGAAAAGAGAAGAATTGTTGAAAAGAATGAACAGGCTTTAATGCAAAGACAGCAAGAAGCTCAACAGCAACAATTGCAAGTTCAACAGCAACAAGCTGAAATGCAGGCTCAACAAAAGGAAGCTGAAATGCAACTTAAAGACCAAATGAATCAAAGAGATAATGAAACTAAGGTTCTTGTTGCTACAATTTCAGCATCATCTAAAGAGGATGATGGTATAGAAGAACCTAAATTTAGTGAAGAAGCTAAAGCTAATTTAGAGGAAAAAATTAGACAATTCGATGAAAGATTGAAATTGGATAGAGAAAGACTTAATCTAGATAAAGAAAAAGCTAAGAATGACAATGAAATTAAGAGAGAAGCTTTGAGAAAAAAGAATATAACTAATAATAAATAATTATGTTAAGAAGAAGAAATATTGTAGAAAGTACCACACCTCCAAGTACTGATAGCTTATGGTTAAATAAAGGAATAGCTAAAGTATTTATTAATGGAAAGTGGGTAACTATTGCAGGAGAAGAATCTCCTGACCAAAAAGAATTAGAAGATAAAGTAGATAACCTTGATAAAGAAGTAAGTAGATTAATATTATAATATATGAAATATATAAGAGATATAGTAATTAGTACATCGGAGCCTCCTGTACATAATGTTGCTTGGTTACAGCCTCAATCTAATAATACTTATAAATTATTTATATATGGTAATAATGGTTGGACACCATTATCATCTAGTGGGGAGGAAGTAAGTAATATACAAACAGAATTTATTAAAGAAATATCTAATATAATTATTAATAATTAATATGGGAAAAATAAAAAAGATTTTAGAAAATGAGTTAGGAAGTACCAAAAGCGTTGAGGTATACCCTGTTACTTCTATAGAAGCTGTTTATGACGAAAATAATGAAAGATTAGATAATATTATAAATAGAAAAAAATAATGAAACACAAAAAGAACTTAAAGCTGAAGTAGCAAGAGCCACTAATGCAGAAAGTAATTTAAGAGAAACTATAAATAATATTACAGAAATTAATGAAAATGCAACCTCTGCTAATATTGTTACTATAGATACTATACCTAATACTTCTTCATCTAATGTCCAACAAGCATTAAATGAATTATTTAAAAATGCTACATTTGCAGGTATAGCTACTCCTACAACTAATCCAGGTACTCCAGATGGGTCTGTGTTTTATATTGCGAATCAAGAGGGGACATATACTAATTTTAATGGTATTAAACTATCATTAGGAGAAAGTTCTATACTTAAATATAGTAATGGTGCATGGGAGAAGATACTTTTCCCAGCATTAGATTCCTATGTGAATTCTGACCCCTCTAATATGGAGGATGCCGCTACTTATGTGCTTACACATAATGGAGAGAATATTAAGCCAATGACTACCTTTGATGCAGTATTTGACACTGATGGAAAACCATTGACGGACGTAGTAAATAGCATTAGTTCTGCATTGTCAAAGCCTCCTTTAATAACATCTGTATCACGCCAGTTGCATTATAATGGTTCTGGAATTTCATCTTTTACCTCATTATCGTTAGAGAGTTTCAAAAAAGATGACATTATAAATATTGAGTTCAAGTCTATAGGTAAACATAACGGAATGGTCAACATAGCCATATTTGGTGGATGGATTGGCATTCCTTCTTCAATGGATAGAGAGAGAATTTTCAAAAAACTGTTTAGAATGCCAGCCGATGGAATAGGAAAAACAATAGATTTTTTTTCGTGGAATGAGCAAATAGATGCAGATATATCAATAAATGTTTTTACGAAAGAGGATGGATATGATAATATTACCACCAAAAACCTTGAACACGAAAATACGATTGATTTGAATATCTTTGAAAATAGTGCATGGGCAAATGGAAAAAAAATTCCTATTTCTGATTACAAGTGCACATCCATTGATATTCAAAATGGGTGTAAATACAAAATACAGACTACCAACGAAAGTAAAAATTTAGATGCTATAACTTTTGTTGATAAGGATAATAAGGTCCTTGGTACAATAAACACTTATGGTGGGTCTCAAGAACTTGTCGTTAATGGTTCAAACCTCCCTTTGCCTATTGGCTCGGTAAAAATTTTAATCACCTGCGAGAAAGCATCAGATATTTCCGTGATTTCTGTACAAAGTATTTTTGATGATTTGAAGACTAAAGTTGATAGTTTGTCATTATCATCAAAAGTATCATCCGATTACTTCTCTGCATTGAAAGGCAAGAAACTTGGCATTGTAGGAGATTCTATATCTACATACGAAGGTTGGGTTCCTAATGGATATGATGTGTACTATAGAAATGGAGGAATACTTCCGTCTGTGGAAAACACCTATTGGAAAATTGCTATAAACGAACTTGGAATGGTTGTGGGAAATTGTTCTTGGAGTGGCAGTTATGTATCTGGTGATAGTACATCCACATCTAATGCTAATATTGGCACTTCTACAAAAAGAATAAATGATTTGTCTGCTGACGGAATAAATCCAGACATTGTCCTTGTTTATATGGGAACAAATGACTTCTTGTTCGGCAAAGATAAAGGGGAGTTTAATATGTCAAGTGATTATGTGGACGGAAACATATCTACATTTATGAACGCTTATGCGCTTCTACTTACAAAAATACGCAAAGCATATCCTAACTGCAAAATATTATGTGGAACAATGCCTTTGCAGTTTGCTTCTTCTCCAGATTTGTATATAAATAACAATTGGACTTCCGTTAGAACTAAAGGTGAAAGCATACCAGAATGGAACGATGCAATAAAAGAAATTGCCAAGGCATTTGGTTGCGGAGTGGTGGATTTTGCAACATGCGCCATCAACAATTATTCTAATACTCTTCAAGATAGATGTCATCCAAATATTAAAGGTCATAAGTTGATGGCAGAAAGACTTATAAAGGACTTGTTAAATTGTTAATCACGCCCTTCAAAATAGCCGAACTTATATTTGCATTGGAGAAGAAATATAATGAAAACAAAATAGTTGTACTATGGAATTAAGAAATCTTAGTTCTTTTGTTCTTGTAGCAGAGACTTCATCATTCAGTGTTGTAGCCTTTCACTAATAGTTATAAACTATATATTATATTAATAAATCACTTATGTTCTTGCATAGGTGATTTATTTTATGTATATTTGAATCCTGTTAAAGTATATGTTTATGGTAAAGAGATATATAAGTATTGGAATAGTCATTTTGATGAGTTTGCTTACTGTAAGTACATATACATTGTACAACAGAAACCAAGATTTTAAAGAGGAAATATCAGTATTAATGTCTAATCAAAAGGCATTTATAGCAGAAAACTCATCCTTAAAAGATAAAAATAAAGTATTCAAATTTACTGTAGAGCAGCTTAACTACTATAATGACTCTATCTTACAAAAGATGAATGATGTTAGAAAAGAGTTAAGTATAAAGGATAAGGATTTAAAACAGATGCAGTATCTTTTATCAGAGGCTACAAAGAAAGATACAATAGTATTTAGAGATACTCTGTTCAGAGAACCTACATTAGACATAGATACACTTGTAGGAGATAAATGGTATAATATAAGATTAGGGCTAAAATACCCTAATCTTATTACTACCAATCCTACATTTACTAGTGAGAAATATATTATAGTTAATAAGAAGAAGGAAACAATAAATTCGCCTAAGAAATTCTTTTTGTTTAGATGGTTTCAAAGGAAACACACCATTTTAGAAGTAAATATGGTAGAAAAGAATCCATATATTGAAAATAAGAATAATAGATTTATAGAAATAATCAAATGAGTTGGACAGTTTATGAACATTGGTCTCCTTCAGGCAAAGTATATGTAGGTATAACTTCTCAATCTATAAAAGTAAGATGGCAAAATGGTAATGGGTATATTAAATGCAAAATGTTTTATAGAGCTATAAGAAAGTATGGATGGGAAAATATGAGGCATATAATAGTTTCCTCAAATCTTGGAGAAAAGACTGCTAAGAATATGGAAATAGATTTAATAAGATTATATAAGAATAGAGGAATATCTTATAACATTACAGACGGAGGTGAAGGCTCGTTAGGAAGAGTTCCAACTCAGAAGCAGAGAAATAAAGTAGGGAATATATGGAGAGGTAAAAATATACTACTTGAGGTGAGAATGAAAATGTCCATATCTCACCTTGGGAGGCATAATACTAAAGAACACAATACTAATATAAGTAAATCAAAGATAGGTAATACAAATAGAAGTAAAGTGGTTTTTCAATATGACTTACATGGAAGAGTTGTTAGTAGATATAATTCTGCAAAAGAGGCTGTTAATGTAATAGGGATTAGTCCAAACACCATTAGTAAAGCTTGCAAAGGACTATTAAAGTCTTTAAGGGGATTTATATTTATGTATGAATGTTGTAAAGAAGAATCCCTACATAAAAGAAGTTAATAATAAATTTGTAGAGATTATAGAATAATTATGATTGACTTAGGAATATTAATAACAGGAGGAGTAGGATTATTAACAAGCATAGTTTCAAGTTGGACTACTTGGTTTTTTACAAGAAAAAAATACAATTCAGAAGTAGACTTGAATCTAGTAGAAAAAATGGAGAAGTCTTTAGAGTTTTATAAATCACTTTCTGATGATAATAAAAATAGACTAGAAGAAATTACAGAAAGAAATAATGAGCTAGAAAAAGAGGTGCAAGAATTGAGAAAACAAGTACTCAATTTAACAATGAATATCTGTATGGATTTAACTTGTTCACACAGAATTAGAGAAACAACTAGAAAATATGGGAAAAATAAAGATAGGTTCGATGAAACATCTAACTCTAGTAGAGGGTGATGTTAATTTACTAACTAATAATGAGGTTTTAGTTTCTAAAGAGGAAGATTACACTATATTAAGAAAATTAGAATCTGGAGAAATTAAAACTTTTGTAGTAATACCATTAGAAGATTTTAAAAAAGATGGAACTGGTACTAGAAAGAAAGTGGAAAAAGAGTGATTATACCATAGGTATATTGCTGATAGATAATAAGAAGTTCTGTGAAGTTATAGAAGATAAAGACAGAGGATTAAAAGATTCTATGACTACAGAACAAATTAAGCTTATAAAGAAACCTAATATGACAGCAATTCCTACAGGAACTTACGATGTTACATTAGATGTATTCAGTTCTAAGTTTGGCAATATTCCTTTTTATAAAAAAGTTTGTAATGGTAAATTACCAAGGCTTCTTAATGTTAAAGGTTTTGAAGGCATCTTAATACATTGTGGTAATACACAATTAGATACTTCAGGATGTTTAATTGTGGGAGAAAATAAAGTAAAAGGTAAAGTAATTAACAGTAAAATTACTTTTGAAAAGCTTTATAATATATTAAAGAATAGTAAGGATAAAATAACAATTAAAATAATATAATTATGGCAAAATGTACAAAGAAAAGACCAAAACCAATGTCACCTAAAGCAGGTGTAGGTAAAGGAACTAAGTATGGTTGTGGTGGAAAAATCAAGAAGAAATAATCTTCAAAAGCTATTACTATTAGTATTGAAATACATACCAATAGTAATAGCTCTATGCTATATGCTTAATACAATGTTCTATATAGAACCATTAAGTAATATAGCAGGAGTGTCTCTATTAACATGGGTATTCTTATATCTAGCTTCTGTTGTGTTTGAGTTTTGCTCTTACCATAGAATGTTCCTTTGGTATATCCTAATAGATGACATATTAAATATAGTTGACTATTATTGGAATATACCAATTAGCACTGATAATTTAATCAGAATACATAATATATTAGTAGGAATAACATTATTTATAGTATTGATTCTTTATGTTAAAGATAATAAAATCACTGTTAGAAAAAATAATAAATGATATAAATTGTGGTAATTCTAACATTACTGAGGATGAAGCTATGGAAATGATAAAAGTTATTAAGTCTTATACAGATAAAACACAAAGACTTAGTAAATATCAAGCTTGTCAGAAACTTAATGTAAGTAGAGCTACCTTTGATAATCTAGTTAGAGAAGGTGTAATACCTAGAGGAGAAAAGGTTATAGGTTTTAAGGAGCTATTCTGGACAGAAAAAGACCTAGATAATATAATAAAAGAAAGAAATAAATAAAACATTACTAAATGTAATTTTATATAACACTCTTAAAGTCAATACTTTAGGAGTGTTTTTTTGTGTATTAGCATTGTTATGTTTCTTAATAACTTAACTGTAATTTTGCAATGTAAGCTTACAAATAATTACTAATTATAAATTAAGAAACATTATGGAAAAAACTTATGTTTTTGACTCTGATGGTGGAGGTTTAAACTCTTCTGCTCTTATTGCTAGCTTAATGCAGAACAAAGGTGTTGACCCTAATTTAATGGCAATGCTGACAAATGCTTCTAAAAATCAAGATGCTTGGGGTGGAAGTGGTTGTTGGTTTATGTGGGTAATTCTTCTTTTCTGGTTATGGGGTGGTAATGGTTATGGTAATGGCTTTGGTAGAGGTGCTGCTGATGGTATTCCTAACCAACTAAACAATAATTTTGGTAGAGATGTATTACTACAAGCTATTAATGGTAATGGTCAAGCTGTTAGCCAACTTGCTACTACTCTTAATTGTGATGTAAACTCACTACAGACTGCTATTAGCAATGTACAGAGTTCTGTACAATCTGTAGCTAGTCAAGTAGGTATGACAGGTCAGCAAATTATCAATTCTATTCAGCAAGGTAATTGTAGTTTAGGTAATCAGTTAGCTCAATGCTGCTGCTCTATAAAAGATGCTATTACTAGAACTAACTATGAGAGTCAACTCTCTAATGTAAATCAAACTAACACTTTACAGAATGCAATTAACTTTGTTAATAGTTCAGTAGAAAGAGGTTTTGCAGCTTCTAGTTATGCTACTGCACAACAGACTTGTGATTTAAAGAATGCTATTGCACAGCAAACTACACTTATTAATGATAAGTTCTGTCAGTTAGAGATGAGAGAAATGCAGAACAAGATTGATGCTTTAAGACAAGAGAATAGTCAATTAGCTTTAGCTGCTTCACAACAAGCACAGACTGCTAGTATAATTAACCAAGTAAGACCTACTCCTTCTCCTGCTTATGTAGTTGCCAATCCTTATTGCAACTGTGGTAATTCCTATAATGGATGTAATTGCTAATTTCTAGAGTAAATAACTATGACAGTAATAGTTTCACCAGTAGGATTAGCTGCTGCTCCAGTAGCAAATGTAGCTAATATAATGGTTACTTACAAAGAAAAGCTTTGTAGACCTTACTGTACAGATTCAACTATTCAGCCTCAAGTATCTGTAGTTTATACTACAGGTACTCCAAGGCTGAGTGATTCTACAGTCTTTGTACCAGTAAGAGCTACAATTACTATTGTTACACAGATGAATAAATGTGGATGCAATGCACATACACAATTATTTACTGAAGACTTTGTAGTAGCATTTCAAGGAAGAACAGCATTACCTACCACAGTTACTTTAGCTAACTTGGGTAGAGATGCTTTTGGTTCAAATGTAAATTGTGGTAGAGCTTTTAGCTATACTATTAATGACTCTATCTCAATCACATTAGCATAATATTAACTAATAAAGAATTAACAAATGTTTTCTAATTTAAGGTCAGGTAGTCAGGTGTACATTCTTCATAAGGATGCTACTCCTTATATAGAAGTAGGTCAAGTAGTTAGTGTATCTCAGCCTATTCCTAGGTACCAAGCAAATAACTTTATGGCTCCACAAGAGCTTGTAGTAGATGTAGTGGTTAATGTTAATGGTAATAATATTACTCTACAGAAACTTCCTGCTAGTTTAGATGTAGCAGACCAAGGAACAGCCAATGGTTCATTATTTATATCAACTTCTAGGGAGTCAATGAATACTGAAATAACATCCCTCAGACAGAAGAGCCAGGATATTATAAATAGTGTAGATTATCATAAGAAAGTAGTACAAGATTGTGAGATTTTATTACAAAGATTAAACCCAGAATTTGCTGAACAAAAACAACAGAAGAAGGAGATTGATAATCTTAAAGCTCAGATGTCTGAAATGATGAATGGCATGAAAGAACTAATGGCTCAAATAAAGAAGGAAACACCTAAATCTTAATAATTATGGGAAGAATATTTCGTATAGTAGATGAAGCAGAAGGTTATAGCTATAATCAAAGAGAGTCTGAAGATAAAATGCTTGAAAGAGCTTTTAAAGAAGGTTGTGATTATGGTTATAGAAAAGCTATGAGAGAAGCTGAAGGTTATAATGAGAGAAAAATTCATACTTATAATGAAGGCTTTGAAGAAAAAATAGAAAGACTAAAGAAAAAGTATGAATAATTATGAAGCAGAGTTTCAAGATTAAGAAGTACAATTGGAGTATTGTTATATATTATACAGTAAATGATGAAGAAAGTAAAGAGATTATAGATAAATTAGAAAATTTACATTGTAATTCTAAAACTCTAGAGTCCATTAAAAGAAATCTAGAGGATGCTAAAGTTGATACAGGTTTTGCATATTCTAGTTATAACAAACAATACTCTATTGTAGTTATCCACAAAGCATCAAGTATAGGGGAGTTCATTAATACTTTTGAACATGAAAAGAACCACTTGGAAATGCACATCTGTGAGGCATTAGATATTAATCCTTATTCAGAGGAAGCTGCACATATGAGTGGTAACTTAGCTCAATTAATACTTGAAGAAGCTTTATATTCTATTGTAGAACTTTAATATATAAGGGATACTTATTAGTATCCCTTTTATTATATTATTAATGTTTTTATTATATATTTCTGTAATAAGTTTAATATTATTACCTTTGCATAGAAGTTTAACAAAGAAGTAATAATATGGAAGGTTTATCATTAGATAACATTATGACTGGAGAAGAGGCTGCAAACCTCTTTAGTCAGGAACAGGAGTCTACTGAAGAAAATGAAGTAGAGACTCCAAAGGATAAAGAAGAAAAAGAAAATAAAGAAGCTACTGAGGTTGTTGATGTAGATAACTTGTTTACAGATGAGCCAGAGAGCGTAGGTAGTGGAGATAATAATAAGGAAAAGGAAGATACCACTTCTAAAGAGGGTACTTCTCCCAACTTCTACTCTTCCATTGCCAAAACCTTTGCAGAAGATGGTGTCTTCCAAAACCTTGATGAGGAAGCTCTTTCTAAGGTTAATGATGCTGAATCTTTCTTAGATTTGGTAGAGCAACAAGTCCAATCTAAACTTGATGAAAAGCAAAAGAGAATTGACCAAGCTCTTAATGCAGGAATAGAACCAACTCAAATTCAAAGATTTGAGAATAATATGAAAATACTGAATAGTATTACTGAAGATTCTATTTCTGAAGAAGGAGAAAAGGGAGAAAATCTTAGAAAGAATATTATCTATGAAGATTATATTCAGAAAGGTTTTTCTAAAGAAAGAGCAATTAAAGCTGTTGAAAGGTCTATAGCAGCAGGTACTGATATAGAAGATGCTAAAGAAGCTCTACAGAGCTGTAAAGACCAAGTAAATAAAGCTTATAATGATGCTATTAAAAAAGCAGAGGAGGAAAAGGCAAATGAAGAGAAAGAACTAAAAGAGCAAGCAGAAGCTCTTAAAAAATCAATTCTTTCTGATAAGAAACCATTCGGTGATTTAGAGATAGACAAGAGTACTAGACAAAGAGTATTTGATGCTATTTCTAAGCCAGTATTTACTGACCCTGAAACAGGAGAAAGACTTACTGCACTTCAAAAGTATGAAGCAGATAATCATAATGACTTCATGAAATATGTAGGTCTTACTTATGTATTAACTGATGGGTTTAAGTCACTTGATGGTCTAGTTAAAGGTAAAGTAAAGAAAGAAGTTGGTAAAAGTTTAAAGGAGTTAGAGCACACCTTAAATAACACTGCCAGAAACTCAAATGGTACACTTAAATTTACAAGTGGTGTTAGCTCAGACTCTGAGTCTGCATTTAGTAGATATACGCTTGATATTTAAATTTATAAATAAATTATGGCTGGACAATTAGGTAAGTTTCAGATGGTAGGCTTTGATGGTTGGAAGGGCTTAAGTAAGCTCAACCACATCTCTGCAATCTATCAATTAGGTCCTCAAAAAGCATCTAATATGATGGTGGAATTACTTGCAGCTAAGAAAGGTAAAACCCTAGATACCTTCTTAAGCAGGTTCGCTGTTAAAGAATTTGAGGATGATTCAGAATACTACTGGGATGTTATTTCTAGTGCTAGAAAGAATATTCCACTAGTAGAGGCAAGAAAAGAAGATGGTACACCTGTAGTTGCAGGTGATTCTCCTGTAGGTACTAATACTTCTCCATTTTATTTAGTATTTGCAGAAGACTACTTCGCTGATGGTGAAGTAATTTTTGGTAATTTAAATCAAGTATATCCTATAAGAGTACTTGGTGAAGCAAGAATGGAAGGAACTAATGCTGTAGACTTTATATGCAGCTTATTATAGTAATATAATAATAAAAATGGGCAAAATCGGTGAAGTCCTCCAAAAAGGGATAATACCGAGCTAACTTAAAAGATTAAAAGCTTTTAAGTAGTGTAGAGAGTAGAATTTGAAACTATGGATGGTAAAATCTATAAAATTATTAATGACCTTAATAATAAAGTTTATACTATAGAATATAATAATTCCATGAGTGTCCAGACCCTACTATACTTATGTATGTATGAGGGTTAAAATGTACTCCGAACTTACACAATGGTAAAGTGTAAGAACTATAAGATAAAGAGCTTATAGGGTAACATATTGGTATAAGTGTGAAGTAATGGGTGGTATTACTTCAGGTGTTCCTTCAGAAAGATTACTTGCAGGTGAAAGATTCTCTGTAGGCTTTGCGCCCGTAGAGAGAGAATTATCACGCAAGGTAGGTGATAGGCTAACTGCTTGAGTATCAAGTACTTATGTCACCTCATATAGAAATATATGATAAAAAAATTGGGCAAAAACGGAAGAACTCTCTTGTTTAGACAATTCCGTGCTAACCTAATCCTAACTAGATTAGGTAGTGTAGAGAGCAGGATATGAGGATATTTAATTTTTCAAATGATAGGAATAATTTATAAAGTAACAAATGACCTTAATAATAATGTATATATAGGTCAAACAGTTTATCTATTGGAGAATAGATGGGAATGGCATATAAAGAAAGCTAGTAATCCCAAAGATAATTGTAAGTTTCATAAAGCTCTTAGAGAACTAGGAAGTAATCATTTTAAAATAGAAGAAATTACTAGAGTTGATATTAAAGAATTGGATGATACAGAAATTTATTATATAAACTTTTATGATTCTTTCTTTAATGGTTATAATTCTACACTAGGAGGGGGAGGGAAAAGGTCATACATCTATACAGATAAAACAATAGTAAATGACATTATTACTTCTTATAGAGATAAGAATATTAGTAGTAATAAAATAGCTGCTAAATATAAAGTAGATAAAGCAACAATAATTAGAGTGTTAAAGCTTTATAAGATAGAAATAAGAGACAGAGCATTTAACCCTAATAAAGAAGAAGGTGAACATCTTATTCAAATGTATAAAGAAGGAAAATCCCTTAGTAAGTTATCTAGAATATATGGAGTAGCAGGTTCAACAATCAAAAGATTTCTAGAGCTAAATAATATTCAAATTACTACTAAAAACTACATTCTTAGAAATAAAGATAAATGTAAAGAAATAGCAGAAGATTACAGAAATCATAATGTAAATATGCCTTATACTATGCACAAGTATGGTATATGTTTTTCTACATTAAAGAAGATTCTAAAAATGTTTGATGTTCCTATTAAAAATACAAATGGAAAATTAAAGACAGTATAATTATCCCAAGAGTGTCCAGACCTAACCAAGTAAAGTTGAAGGTTAAGATGTGCTCCGAACTATATGGCGACATATAGAACCAAAGGATAAAGAGCCTTTGGGATAACAATTGATAAGATTTAATACTCCTGTAAGTATGCGTAATGAGTGGACTACTATTAGAATCCAACACAAAGTTTCAGGTGCTATGCTTAATAGAAAACTTGCAGTAGGTATTCCTATGAAGGATGAAGCTACTGGTAAGACTGTTGTAGCTAACACATGGATGCATAATGTAGACTGGGTTTTAGAGCAGCAATGGAGTGACTATAAGAATATTGCTCTAGCTTGGGGTACTTCTAATAGAAATGCTAATGGTGAATACTTAAACTTTGGTAAAAGTGGTGAAGTTATTAGAATGGGTAGTGGTTTATTTGAGCAATTAGAAGTTGCAAATACACACTATTATAATCATTTCTCACTAAAGATGATTGAAGATGCTCTATATGAGCTATCAGCAGGTACACTTGATATTAAGGACAGAGTATTTGTACTTAAAACAGGTATGAGAGGTGCAGCTCTATTTAGTAAAGCTGTAGGTGATACAGTATCTGGTTGGACTCAATTTACAGTTAATGCTGATGCATTAAATATTGTACAAAAGACAGGTAGTCCTTTACATCAAACAGCTCTTGCAGCAGGTTATCAGTTTACTGAGTTTAGAGCACCTAATGGTGTTACTATAAAGGTAGAGGTAGATAATTTCTATGATGACCCTGTACAGAATAAAGTACAGCATCCACTTGGTGGTCCTGCAAGTTCTTATAGATTTGATATTATGGATATTGGTTCTATGGACCAACCTAATATCTTTAAATGTCAGATTAAGGGTGCTCCTGAATATAGAGGCTACCAAGCTGGCATGAGAAATCCTTTTACTGGTGCAATGAATAATGACTATATGTCACATGATGAGGATAGTGCTACTATACACAAGATGACTACATTTGGTGTATGTGTACTTGACCCAACAAGAACTATGTCATTTATTCCTGCTGTACTACAAGGATAAAAACTGATTAAAAACTTAAAAGGAGAAGAGTTTAAAAATGCTCTTCTCCTATATTTAAATTAAAAGAAATGGCAAAGGAAGATAAAAAGAATGTATCTATTGATACAGAAAATACTGAAGTAATTCCTTCCAATGAAGGAAAAGCTCTAATTAATTGTCTAAGAAATGAAAAGATAATTATAAGACATCTACCTAAACAAAGTAGAATGGTAACTAATCCTAAACATGTATTGTTTGGTGGTATGGCTGAAGGTTCTACAAGAACTTTTGTAGTTCCTATGTTATCATCTGGTAGATATGTTAATGTACTATCTAATGCAGAGAAAGATTTCTTAGAGAATTATATGGGATTAGAGCCAAATGCTCTTAGTATATATAGAAAAAATAATAATTTTTGGGATGATAGCAATGAAGCAGGTATATCAAAGGTTACTTTAAGAAAGCAGGATAATTTCCTTGATTTAAGTAATCCTAATGACTATATTAAATATAAAATTCTTCTTGCTAACAAGGACTTTATAGCTCCTTCAATGAAGGAACTTGAAGACTTTCCAAAAGCAACATATCAATTTGTTATTATTGCAGAAGGTGAAGAGACAAAGACTGCTAAGAAGAATATGACAATTTTAATGCAATGCTATACTCTATATGGTAAGATTGAAGATGATGTAGATGCATTAAGAGTAGTTATAGAGACTCTTACAGGTGTTACTGTACATAAAAATACCAAGAAAGACTTCTTGCAGACTAAGATTAATGACCTTATTCAAAGTAATAGCAAAATGTTCCTCAAAGTAGCTAGTGACCCATTGCTTCCTACTAAGGTTCTTATTAGAAAGAGTATTGAAGCAGGTACTATAGTTAAGAGAGGAAATCAATATTATATTAAAGAAGGTAGTATTCCTATGTGTGATGCAGGTGAACCTACATTAAATGTAGCATCACAATGGCTTAATCTACCTAAAAATCAAACTATTAAATTTAGTTTGGAAGCTAATTTAAAGTAATTAATTATGACACTAGAAGAGTTTTCTACAGAATTTGATGTTCTTTATAATAGCATTACTAGTAATGCAGCTCCAGGCTTTAATGACTATGAAAAATCTGTACTATTAACTCTTGCTCAAGAAGAATTAATTAAATCTTATTTTGTAGCTAACAATAATACTACAGGTGTAGGTCTGGATGGTAGTCAAAAGAGGCATTATGATTTTAGTACACTTATTAAAGTTAAAACTCTGAACAACATTATTGATAGTATATTGACTACTGGAGTAGATGTACCTGTATTTAAAGATGCTAATAATACATTCTTAGTTCCTAATGATGTATTTCTAGTACTGAATGAGTATCTTACTGTTAAGAATAATAGCTATACAGTTTTTCCAATTTCTTATGATTCATATAATCTATTAATGTCTAAGCCTTTTCCCTATCCTAATAAAAGACAGGCATGGAGATTAGATTCTAGCATTAATGGTGAAATAGCTGCTACTAAAGTAATACATGTATCAGATGATAAAGATATAAGTGATAAAAATATTACTTTTGAGAGTATTTATCATAAACCTTTAAATATAGAAATCAATATAAAAAATGGAGATTATCTGAGTGATTTTGTTGTAGTAAGTGAATCCAAGGAAGCTGTTAATATTACTCTGAATTTAAGTAATACAGTGAATAATGATATGGTTGATATTTACCATTATATGTTCAAGTTAATGGATGCTACTATTCTTAAAAGTAGAGGACTTGATAAATATATTAAACCTTTAAATTCAGATTATTCAATAACATCTGTTGGTAAAATTGGTACATATAAAGCTGAGATACCAGCAGTAACTGATTTACAAGGAAATTATAAGAACTTTGGAATTTTCAATATAATTTATTATCCAAAAGAAACTCCTTTTGATGTTAGTTATACAATAAGATATGTGAAAGTACCTAGACCTATAATACTTTCAGATTTAACTGATTTAGAACTTTCTATTAGAGGTAGAAGAGAACAATCAACTTGTGAATTGCCTGATGAAATGCACCCTGAAATATTAAAGAGAGCAGTAGAATTAGCTAAAGCATACTATATTGGTGATTTACAATCACAATTAGCTATAGGTAAAAACAGTAGTACAGAATTAGGTAAATTAATACAACAATGACTTTAGAAGAATTATCTAATGAATTTGATGTTATTGTAAATAGTTATGATAATTCTCAGTCTTTAGTCTTTAATGAATATGAGAAGAGTATATATCTAACTAAGGCTCAAGAATATATTATAAAAGACTTATATAGAAACTATGAAGGTACTGAAGAACTTAATAGCTATTTAAAAACATTAATAAAGGATAAAACTTATACTATAAAAGATAGTACTAATATAGAGTTGGATTATCCTGATAACTTTTTATATATATTAAAAGAATATGCTAATATAAATACTACTTGTAAATCTAATAGTAGAGTTGATGTACTTCCTATAACTCAAGATGAATATAATGAAACTGTAGGAAATCCATTCAGAGGTAGCAAATCAAAGGTTCTTAGATTAGAAGAGAATAAAATAAAACTAATAACAGATTTACCGATAATAAGTTATACCATGACTTATTTATCTAATCCTTCTCCTATAATATTAGTAGATTTACCAAATGGTTTAACTATAAATAATGAATCTAAGAAATCTACTACAATAGAAACTTCTGAATCTATACATAGAGAAATATTAGATAAAGCAGTACAATTAGCAATTCAATCAAAAACTTTGTTAAAGAGTAGTACTTAAACTACTTTATGTTTAATTTAATTTAAAATAAAATGGCAGTTTTTTCTGTAAATCAAAACAGACATTTATTTGTCGCAACTAAAAGTCAAAATGCAGGTGTTGCACCTACAACAGCAGGTGACTTAAGTTACAAAACTTTTGAAAATTCATTGTATTTTACATACATGAATGGTTTAAATGAGGTACTCAGAAGTGACCTTATTGATAAGGATAAAATAGTAAGTATGACTCTTACTTCTGGTCAAAAGTTGAGAAAAGCTAAGAAGAGTTATAAAGTAGCTTTAACAGCTAATAATGGAGTACCTGTATCAGGTCAAGATTACATTCTTAGAGTTTCTTTTAGACAATTCAGAGGTAATTCTGATACTAACATTTATTTAAAGTATGGTGCAGTTCATGCTGTTGAAGGTATGACAGCTGATATGTTCTATAAGACTTTAGCTCTTTCTCTTGCTAAGAACTTCAGCAGAGAGCTTACTAAGGTTATTAAAATTGAAGTACACTCAAAAGCTACTGCAAGTAAGGGTGGTTTTGATGCAAGAGGTTTCAAAGAAGTTCTTCCTAATGCTGTTATTAGCACAGCAGAAGCTGATAAAACTAAGAACTTCTTCTATGAGTCTACAGATGCTAAAGTAGTTGATGATATTGATTATCTTAGAATTGTAGAAGTAGAGCAGCCTTGGCATCTTGGCACTATGAAGCAAGTACCTGTATATTTTGATGTAATTCCTACTACTATTACACTTAATGGTGATGAAGTAATTTGGGGTACTGTTACAGATACTACAAATGTTACTAAAGACTATATAACAAATAGTAAGAATCTTGCTGACCTTGAGTGGTTCTGCATGGGTGAGAGAGGTGACCAATACAGAGGTATGAATTATCCTAATAATATTCATACTCAATATATGCTTGATGTTTCTAAAGAATATGATACACTAGATATTCATTATTACTTCTCTGATGAAGGTGTAGGTGTTCAAAGAAGTGAAAAGCTTCTTACAATAGTATTCCCACATGATGCTATAGCTACATTCAAAACATGGATTACTGCTATATCTACAGCTGTAGGAGTTACTGTTAAGAAGGTACAAGTAGGTACAGAATTAAATTAATCATAAGGAGAGGTAATCCCTCTCCTTTTTTATTTTTTATAAGTATGTTTGAATCTCAAATAATTACAGATTATATTAATGATAAGATTTCTGTCACAATAAAAGTTGAAGATAAGCCTTATCTATTTAATGTTTATATAAAAAGAGTATTAATAGACACTATAGATACTGTATCTAGTACTGGTCCAAGTGCAAAGGCTATTTCTATAGCTGTAGAAGGTAATAAAAAAGAGATAGTTTTAAACACAGAAGATATTAATTTGAGTGTTAAAAGAACTCCTTTATTTTTCTTTGTAGAACCATCTACAGTACCTATATCTACTCCATGTGGTGAAGATAAAGCATATGAATATATAGGATACACTTTTAATAGAAAACCTATATATGATTCTTTTGTATGTGCTTTAAATAATATAAGAGATTGTAAATTCCCTAATGAATTAGCTACTAAATATCTAAAATATAAAGCTTTAGATATAGCTTTGGAGAATAAACAATTAGACAAAGTAGCTAAGTTATATAAAGATTATTTTACAAATAATACAATAACAATTAAAAGTAAATGTCCATGTATGACTTAACATCCTCTATAATTCAATATTTAGACACTTTAAAAACAATAGGATATGTAGAAGAAAGTAGTATAGTAGCTTTACTTATTGCATCTTTAATAGATGACTGTAGTAAAGAACCTTTAAAGGAATTTAATACTTCTGAAGATATTGCATTGTTCAATAGAATTAAAGATACATTGAACTGTTCCTATTGTATATTTACTAAGTAATTAACATAACCCCAATATTTATAGTAATCTTCTTGTGTAATTGTATGATTTTTAATACCTTTGCATAAGAAGATTTTTTATTATGAGTACATATAGAGAATTAATATATATGAGTAAGGATTTATTAAAGCTTAAAAGTGATGATTCTTACTATACTAATGAGCATATTCTGTTCTTGCTGGATAAAGTTAGAGCTGTTATATTAGAACAGAAGTATAATAAAAATAACAGTAAAATAGAAGACTCTAATACACAAACAATTTGTGTGGAATTAGAAAGTAAACTATTAGTGGATAATATTCTATGTAGTGGTAATGTCCTTGTTAGTAAAAATAAACTGCCTTCTACAATAATCACTAGTCCTATAGTTTATACTGTAAGTCCATTTGTTAATAATGAAATTACTTATGTAACTCCTGATAGATTTAAGTATGTTGGATATAATAAATGGTTAAACAATATAATATATTCAACAGAGTTTAATAATTACTTATATATTAAATCTAATAATCCTAATTATTTAGAGTTAAATAAAGTAATAATTAAAGGAGTATTCAATGATACTGTAGAGGCTGAAAAATTAAAATGTAATACAGAAGGTTTAGACTGTAATTATCTTGATAGAGAATATCCATTAGAAGAAACTTTACAGACATCTTTAATAGAAATGGTAGTAAAAATACTATCAATAGGTTTATATAAACCTGCTGATAATATTAATAATGCTCAAGATGACTTGGCTTCTCTAATGACATTTATTAGAAATAATGCAAAGTCTAATCTTCAAAAACAAATAGAAAGTTAATGGATGATTTTAGAAAAAATATACTTAAAGTTAATAGTGGTAGAAAGCATAAAATAAATAATTCTTTAGGAGTATATGATTGCTATAAATGGCTAAGAAAGAATAAATGGTTAGATGTTGGCTTTATATCTGAACATGACTTCTATTCTATCATTAGAACTGTAAATAAGGAATTATTAAACAGCTTTTTACATACAGGTTCTATAAAGCTACCTGAAAGAATGGGAGAAATAACTTTAAGAAAATATTCAGCTAAAATAGTTTTAAATAATGGTAAGATACAAACTAATCTCCCTATTGATTGGGATGCTACTCTTCATTTATGGTCTGAGGATAAAAATGCCTATAATAACAGAACATTGATAAGAGCAGAAGAAAGAGAGATATTTAAAGTGCTTTATGATAAAAGTAAAGCAATGTATAATAATAAATCCTTTTATTCTTTTGAGATGAATAGAGATGCTAAAATAGCATTGAAGAAACAATTGAAAGAAGGAAAATTAGATGCTTTTATGTTATGTGGAAAGACTTAAGTATAAAAGAGAAAGCAGCTCTTATAAATATAGGTGTTAAAAATGGTCTTTATGATTTAGAGGATATAAAGAATAGTTATAATAAATATACTGAAGGTGGAGACTTACAGGGTGCTACTCCAAGAAGGGCAACTCCATCTAAACAAAGAAAATCTTGGGAAACTGATGAAGACTATGAAAGAAGAATGCTTACTTATGATGAAAGTAAAGTAGATAGTGTTAAATTAGAAAATGAAAGATTAAAAGAGCAAGATAGAATTAATAGAAAAGCTTATCTTGAAACTAAAGAAGGACGAAAGAAACAATTAAAAATTCAGAAAGAAGATGCTGCTATTAGTTCAATGGTTCATATCCCACAACAGAATACTAGTAGCTTACACCATGCTAATGATGTAGTTATGGATGCTATGAGGTCTAAAATAAATAATACTCAATTAGCTGAAGATACTAAAGAAGCTATAGAACAACAACATCAAGATAAATTAGATAAATGGCATGACTACAAAAAAGGTATAGAGTCTACTATAACAGGTCTTGAATTAGGATTATCAGGAGCTTCATTACTAGGAGCTTATGCTAATTATAAAAAATGGAATACTGCATCTAATGTTGTTAAAAGGGGTATTGCTAACCTTTTACAAAAAGCACAATTACCAATGCAAGTTGGTGGTACCCTCATTGATGTTGGACAAACATACAATGCAATACAAAATGATGATACTTTTGATACTTACTATAATGCAGGAAGTGCTTTATTAGGTACAGCAGGTAGTGTAGGAGCCTCTGATGTATTTTTAAATAGTAGATTCCATAATCCTAAAGTTGATAGAGCACTTGATGTTTTAGGTATCTTACAAAATACTGGAGATTTTATTAAGTTTGGCTATGATACTTTATCTAATAGACAGGATTCTAACAAATATGCAGGAGGAGGATATAAACCTTCATCTAGAATTAAAAAGCAGATAGCTAAATGGGAAGGTTCTACAATGAAAGTAAATAGGTCTTTTGAAGATGAAGCAAGAGACTTTAATTATTCATTACCAAAAGGAGCTACTTCTAAACTTTCTCAGTCACAGCTTGATGGTTTATATAGCTATAGTTATAATGTAGGAGCTGGAAGATTTAGACAAAGAGTTAAACCTGTATTAACTAAATACCTTAATGGTGAAGCTACTATTCAAGATGTTCAAAGGTCTATGTGGGCTAGTAAAGATTCTCAGCTTAGAGGTTTAGCTAAAAGAAGAAATGTAGAAAGGTCTATGTTTGGAGGAAACTATCAATCTCCTTTAAGGGATAATTTAGTTACACAGAATTTAATACAAAGTCTCCCCTCTGTATATGATTATAAACCTCCTATCATTCCACAAATAGAATATACTCCAGACCCTTCAATTATAGATAATTTAACTGAAGAATATACAGGAATACCTGAAATAATGGATAGACCTGTAGAAGTCAATCCTGCTGATAATTTCCTTAAAGTATATAACTTATTAAACAATATTAGAAGATGAATGAATTTATATCAATAAGAGTTATACTTGATAATCTGTTAGACCATCCTATGCTACAAGATTTAACTATGGAGAGGGTTGTTGCTTATACTGTAAGATTTATGCAACTAGTAGGCTCTCCTAAGATATTTATAGAGAAGGTAGAAACTCTTGAAGTGAAAGAACATAGAGCTTTATTACCTTGTGACTTTATAAGTATCAATCAAGTAAGAAGTAAGAAATCACATGATATGTATATATCAAGTACTGATACATTCCATTATGCAGAAGATAAAACAGATAGAAAAACTTATAAAATACAAGGAACTGTAATATTCACATCTAACAAAGAGGATGAGATAGAAATATCTTATAAAGCAATTCCTATAGATGATGAAGGATACCCAATGATAGTAAATAATGAAGCTTTCATTAGAGCACTTGAATTATATATTAAGAAAATAAAGTTTACTATTTTATTTGACCAAGGTAAATTACCAAACACTATCTATAGTAACATACAACAGGAATATGCTTGGGCTGTAGGACAAGCTCAATCTAGTTTAATAATGCCTTCTATTGATGAGATGAGAAGCTTTACTAATATGATAAATACTCTAGTTCCAAGAACTAATCTTGGAGATAGTGCATTTAAAGCTAGTAATGTCAAAGAAGATTTAAGATATAATTAATTATGATGCAGAAAGATAATCATGTATTTAAAGGTATAAAAAGAGATACACATCCTATTCATCAAGATACATCATTCTTATGGGATGCTTTAAATATTAGATTTACTAAAAAAGATAATAATAGCTTTTTAACAATGACTAATGAAAGGGGACCTTTAAGATTGGAACTAAATATTAAAGGTAAATACTATCTAGGACATTGTATTTTGGGTAAATATCTAATATTATTTACTACTACAGAAGATGGTGTGGATGATTATTCCTTATACACAGGAAAAGATTATATTATTAGAATAACTAAAGAAGGGGGTAATTATATTTCAGAGGTATTATTTGAAGGAGCTTTAAATTTTAAGAAAAAACATTTAATTCAGACTTTAGGTAATTATGAAAGTCCTTTAGTACAGAAAGTATATTGGACAGATGGGTATAATCAACCAAGATTTATTAATATAGTTGCTGATAAATTATATAATAAAGACCTTAGTACTATTACAGACTATAAAGAATTATATCCAGAAGGAAACTTTGATTTTGTTCCTAGATTATTACTTAAAGAAAAGATAGATGTAGAGAAAGTAGAAGGAGGAAACTTTTCTCCAGGTACAATACAATATGCTTTTACTTATTATAATAAGTATGGACAAGAAAGTAATATATTCTATACTACACCATTATTATACATTTCTCCATTAACTAGGGGAGGAAATCCTGAAGAAACTGTTAATAATTCTTTTACAATAAAAATATATAATTTTGAAACTAAATTTGATTATCTTAGAATCTATTCTATACACAGAACTTCTAAAGATTCTACTCCTCAAGTAAAAGTTGTAAGAGACATATTAATCTCAAAAGATAAGAGTATAAAAGGATTAAGTACTGATAAAATTGTTTTTACAGATACAGGTAATACTGGATATTCAGAAGACCCTACTAAGTTATTATATATAGGAGGAGAAGAAATATTAGCTGAATGTATATGTGACAAAGACAATACTTTATTTTTAGGCAATATTACTCTAAAGAAAGTTTCAATACCTGACAGTATAAAGAGTGATATGTTGGAACTTTTAGAAGAAAAATTTGGAACTTCTGAGAATTATATTAAAGAAAGTTCTAGAACTATAACACTTAATCCTTTTATAGGTGATACAAGTAATAGATATTATTCAGAACTTAATACTTGTAAAAGTATTACTTCTTTTAGAACACATAATTATTATAGATTAGGTATTCAGTTTCAACATTATTCAGGTAAATGGTCAGAACCTATATTTTTAAAAGATTTTAAAATACTTGAGAGACATAATAATATTAAAACTAATTCTGATGGTACTGCAACTCTAACTCTTAATTCTTTAGAATTTAATATCAATTCTTTATTTAAAGATAAAAGTACTATTAAAAGTGAATTACAAAATCTAGGATTTGTAAAAGCCAGAGGATTAGTGGTATTACCTAAACCTTGGGAAAGAGTAGTTGTTGCACAGGGTGTATTGAATCCTACAGTATTTGAAGTAAATAATAGATATAAAAATACTCCATTTGCCCAAGCTTCTTGGTTTTTCAGACCTTTAGTAAATAGTGTAGATACTGCATGGGCATCTTCTTCTGAGGATTTAGTAAGGAAAGTTGCTTCAAGACCTTATCAAGCATTAAACTATGTTCCTATAGAACTTCCCAATGAGAATGATAATAGTAAGTATTTAAATTCTGAAGTACAAGGAGAATCAAGCTTTACTATGGAAACAATAAATAATAGTATAGGGCATGATTCTTTTACAGAATATTTAGTAGACCAATCTATTTTAACTTTTAATGCTCCTGAAATAGAATTTGGGGAAATAACTAAGAGTATAGAATCTGAAAATTGTAATGTAGAAATTATTGGAGGTATTACTCAATTTTCCTATTTAAGTGATATTAAATTAACCACTTCTACTCCTCCAACAACTATTGAAGGAAACTATTCTATAGGTTTTATAAAACCAAAAGATAATAAGTATTCTAGACTTTATAATGAACCTTTATATGAAAGTCCTATATTCATAAGTGATAATAAATTAGCAGATAGTGGTACTAATGTTAGATGGTTTATATATCCTTGGCAATGTGGTGGTTCTATAAATAATGATATTAATAGAGATAATTATAATAGAACTTCTGTATTGAAGAGTAAAACTATATCTAATTTAATTTTTAGTACTGGAAATACGTTATTAAAAATTCCTTATGCTTTTCCTAATAAAATTGCTAAAGTATCTTTATTTAATGATAATGACATTTCACTTTTGAAACTTAATAAACCATTAAATGCAGATATATCTAGCGATATAAATTATTATGGAAATGTTGATGATGTTAAGATTACTAAAGGAGGCACTCATTATGTTACTAATACTGTACAAAATAAATCTGAAGTATATAGGACTAAAAAGGTTACTGGAATTAATGAACAATATAAAGGCTTTAAAGGTAGTGTACGTATTTCTTATAAATCTACTCCTCACTTAGTTATAGTTACTAATTATACAAAAGAAGGTATTCCTGTTATGCTTCCTGCTACTTATGATAGTTTAGGTAGCATTAATACTGATTTAATAAATGGCTTTAATACTCCATATAAGGTTAATGCTACTACTAAACCATATTGGTTAAATTCCGTAGGTACTTTACCTACTAAAGCATCTGAAGCAATTATTGACCCAAAAGTCCCAATTCCTCAAGTTACATTATTTATTGAAAGAAGAGAATATTTCCATTATCTTAAAGAGTATGGTGAAGATGCTGCTGTTTTAAAAGTTTTAGAAGAATATAATTCTTTACCTGATGGTGCACGAGCTTTAGTGGAACATACTACTACTAATGAAGATTGGGCATGGTTATATGTAAGAGATAATGGTAATTCTGATAAATGGAGAGTAGAAAATCCTAGTAATTCGGCTAATAATAAATGGGTAGTTGCTGCTTCTGGTAATGGAAGTAATGCTAATAAAGTGTATCAATATAAAGGTAACATTATAGAAGGTAAAAGAATACTAGAATACATTGGAAAAATTAATGAACCTACTCAAAGTGAAATTACTAAAGATTTTAAAATATATCAAGATATTAATACTGAGATGGCTAGAATGGGTTCTTTTTTTCCTTTAGTAGATTTAATTAGAGATACTCCTATTAATTTATTTGGAGGAACTTCTCAAGAAGCTATTAAAGACAATTTATGGCTAGTAGGAAGTGAACCTATTGATTTAGAAGATACTGAAAATAATATTGTATATGATAGAGGAGATACTTACTATCAAAGGTATGATTGTCTAAAAACTTATGCTTATGCTGAAGGAATGGAAAATAGTAACATAGAAATTCTTTCTTTTATGTGTGATTCTTATATTAATCTTGATGGTAGATATGATAAAAATAGGCTCAAACAAAGTAATTTAAATGTGTCTCCTATTAATTTTAATTTAATAAATAACTCTTATAGTCAAGATGATAATATATTCAATTATAGATTACTAGATGAAATATATTACAAAGTTAATAAATATCCACTGCAAGTAATATGGACATCTCCACATACAGCATTAAGTGATGTAGATGAATGGACTCATATTACACTAGCTAATAGTATAGACCTGAATGGAGATTGTGGTAAGGTAACTTCTATAAATAAATTTAATGAGCTATTAATAGCTTTCCAAGAACATGCTACAATAAGATTACTATATAATGATAGAGTTCAAATATCTGCTTCTGATGGAGTGCCTATTGAACTAGGTAACTCACAGAAAATGCAAGGTACTCAAATAATTAGTAATAAAATAGGTTGTCAAGATAGACTTCATATTAAAGAGACTCCTCAAGGAATATACTTTATTGATAATAATACTTCTTCATTTTGGTTATTTAATGGTTCTTTATCTAATATAGGAGAAACTGCTGGATGTTCTTGGTGGTTCAGAGAGCATAATGATAATGTAAAATTTCCTGAAATAGGTTCTAAAATATTAAGTTATGATAATATAAATAATGAACTATATATAAACTTAGTAGAAGACAAGACTATAAATGAAAATTCTCTATGTTACTCTGAAAAATTAGGAAACTTTACATCAAGAATGAGTTACAGTAATGTCATAATGGATACATTAGAAAATGATTTTATTTCTATTAGTACTAGAAATATTGAAAAGTATGTAGAATATCAATCTCCTATAAGTATTTATAGTAATAATAAAGGATACCCTAATTTTTTCTTTGGTTATAATAAGCTTCCTAAATTTACATTTATTAGCAATGATAATCCAACAATAACAAAGATATTTGATACTATAGAATATAAAGCTTTTATAGATAGGGAAGGTATAGATACTTCTAAAAGTACCTTTGATTGGATAAGAGCTTATAATGATTATCAAGATACAGGAGTAAAGAAACTTACTAGCTCTATTAAGAATACTTTCTTTGATGATGCTTCTGTACAAAAGAAGTTTAGAACATGGAAAGCTCAATTACCTAGAGTAAATAAGATGCAAAGATTAAGAGATAGTTGGACTGCAATAGAGTTAGGATTTAATGAAATACCTACAGATAATACTAGACCTGATACTAACTTTAATTTTATGTTATATAATATATCTTCAATATATTCAATTTAATTTAATAGGGATGTAAGAGAAATCTTATGTCCCTATTATTTTTGTATTTATAAACTTTGTTTAATCATTTATTTTAATTATCTTTGCAAATAAATTTAATAAGTTATGACTAATAAAATAGGTAATAAAAGATATAACAAACTATTAAGTTATAGAAATAATTACTATGCTCCAGGAGGATTGCTTGGCAATTTTGGAAATCAATTTAAAGAAGATTTTCAAGAAGGTAAACTAAATGCTCCTATTACTGCAATAGGAGATATTGCAGGTAATATGATAGGAGGAGGAAAACAAACTGGTGCAGGTAATTTAATATCATCTGCTTCTAATATAGCAAGTGCTATTCCAGGTCCTTGGGGAGCTGTGGCAGGTGCAGGATTACAGGTATTAGGAGGTATAACTAATGCAGCATTTGGTACTAAATGGAATAAAGAGAATATAGCTAAAACAGAAAATACTATAAACAATTTAAGAGGATTGCGAGCTGATGCTAATAGTGCAGACACCTTAACTAATATGGTAAATAACTTAACACTAGGTGATGCTAATTTCTCTGATAGTTATATAGGTAAAGATGGTTGGTTCTCAAATAAAGCTGCCAAAAAAGCAAGAAAATTAAGAGCTGAAATGAGAGATGCTAATAATTATGCTATAGATACTCTAGAACTAAATGCTGATAACATTAGTACAGATATTTTAGACTCATTAGAATCTAATTATGCAGCATTAGGAGGTTTTATAAATAAGTACTCTGATGGTGGAAGTATACATATTAATCCAGCAAATAGAGGAAAGTTTAATGCTACTAAGAAAAGAACTGGTAAGACTACAGAAGAATTAACACATAGTAAAAATCCTTTAACTAGAAAAAGAGCAATCTTTTCTCAGAATGCTTCTCATTGGAAACATGCTTTTGGAGGACATCTGAATACTAATGGTTCAGATTTTATGACAGGTTTAACTTATATTGATAATGGAGATACCCATGAAAATAATCCTTATGAAGGAGTACCTATGGGAGCAGATTCTGAAGGAACTCCTAACTTAGTTGAACAAGGAGAAGTAATATTTAATGATTATGTCTATAGTAATAGATTACAAGTACCTAAAGATGTGAGAAAGAAATATAAATTAAGAGATAATATGACATTTGCTGATGCAGTTAAATATCTTACTAAAAGTTATGAAGAAAGACCAAATGACTCTATTAGTAGAGACACTGCAATGGAGGTGTTAGCTGATTTAGCAAATGTACAAGAAGCAGAGAGAGCTAATGAATCTATTAGAATAAATAAAAATAAATCTGCTTATGGTGGAAAGATTAATAGATTTGATGATGGTGGAGATACAAAAGAAACAGACTTTAATTGGAACAATTTAGGAGAGACTCCTTTATGGAATAATCTTTTAGAGCAGCCAAATCCAAGTAGTCCTACAATACTTAATAATACTTGGATGCCTACAGCTATAAACCCTTATAAAGGAGTACCTAATTATTATGGTTATGATAAACCATTTTGGATGAATGATAAAGGAGAGTATAATAAAGAATATATAGATTTCATTAATAATGTGTATAATGTAGATATGTTCAAAAAGCATTTGAAAGACCAATTTAACTTCTATGATAATGCAACTGAAGAACAGAAAAAATCTCCTAGATATGCAGCAATTCAAAACTTTATAGATACTTCTCCTGAATGGTATGAAAATAGAAATACTATAGATGATTGGGCTATCTCAGATAATTTATTTAATACTGCTAAAAAACTGGCAGTAGATAAGAATACTGGTATAATGCACGTAGGAGATATGTTTGCACAGTATAAAAGAGGAAAAGCAAACAGTTTAATGCCTAATGGTCTATTTCCTAATAATCTAAATGATAGAATAAAAACTCCTGACTTAATTAAAAATGCAGGAAAAGAAGAACCTCCTTTATACTTAGGAAGGTCTAATGAAGCTCTTAGATATGCTCCTGCTATAGGCTTAGGTGCAGCTGTACTATCTGATGCTTTAGGTATTACTAATAACCCTGAGTATGAAAATGCAGCTAGAATTGAAGCTGCTAGTAGAGCTGATTATAAACCTGTAGGATTTGAGAGATTAGGAAATTATTTAAAGTACCAACCTTTTGATACTGATTATCTTCTTAATAGAATGGATGCTGATGCAGCAGCTTCAAGAAGAGCTATAGCTAATCAAAGTGCTGGAAATACTGGAGCAGCAATAGCTGGAATTTTAGCTTCTGATTATAATACTATAGGTAGATTAGGAGAAGCTAAGATAGCAGTAGATAAAGAAAACTTTGCTAGAAGAGCACAAGTAGAAGAGTTTAATAGAGCTACTAATCAATATAATTCACAAGGTGCTTTACAAGCTGATATAGCTAATCAAGGAGCTTATGCTAATGCTTTAAGTAGAAGGCTTACAGGTTTAACTACTGCTGCCCAAATGAGACAGGGTACTAAAGATGCTGCTGAAGCTAATAGAGCTGCTAATATATCTGAATTCTTATCAGCATTGGGAGATATAGGATATGAAAATAAATCAATGAATATAATAAGAAGATTAGCTGAATCTGGAGCATTAGGAGGATTGTCAGCAGGACACCCCTTAGTAGAAGAGATAGCTACACCAGGCAGTAGAAGAAAAAATAAAAGAAGAAGATAATTATGAATATAAGAATTACAAGTAAGTTTAGACCTTTCTCTTTTGATGAACTTCTTAAGCCTATGTTAATATATAAAGAGGCTTATGATAAAGCAGAAGAAGATTATAATTCATTAGCTGTACAAACAGAACAATGGAGGGATGTTGCTAATAGGACACAAAGCCCTAAAGCTTATGCAATATTCCATGAATATGAAGATGCTTTAAATAAAGCAGCAGATGATTTTAGTAGAGGAATGACTTTACAAACAGGAAATCAACTTCTTAACTTAAAAAGAAGATATGCAAGTGATATAATGCCTATAGGTAAAGCAGCTACTAGAAAGAAAGAACTGATGGAAGAACAAAGAAAACTAGAACTGCAAGACCCAAGATTTTGGCAGAGAAATGCAGCAGATATTAGTATTGATGAATTAATGGAAAATCCTGATGTTACCTATGGTAACAGTTATAGTAAGAAAGCTTTAACTTCAGAAGCAGCAGCTATAGCTCAAAATTTATCTAAAGGACTTATAAAGTATGGTAAAGGAATGCCTGTAGATGAATATACCAATACCTTCATTAAACATAGTGGTCTGCAACCTTCTGATATACAAGATTATTTAGATGGTAAGCCTAGTGCTGTTTCTTCTATGTTGCAAAGGATACATGACCAAGTTCTCAGTACTAGTGGTATTAATACTTGGGGGGATAAACTAACTAAAGCACAGGCTACTGAAGCTATTAATAAAGGAATGTGGTCAGCTATTGGAGAGAGTACTGTTCAGGCTATAGATAATTATGGTAAAAGAAAAGCACTGGAGTTAGCTAATCAAAAAGCTTTATTTGACTATCAAAATAGTCAGCAATCACCTGATTTACTTTCCATAGATGAAAGAGAATTATATAGTCCTATAGAAGTTTCTCAAACAGAAGTAGATGCTGATATGAAACATTTTGGACAATACTTTTATACTGGAAGAGATGGTAAAACCTATATGAACAATGCAGGACTTAAAAGATATAAACAAGAATTAGAAGCTACTAAAAGAAAAGGAAAAACAGCTACTAGAGACCTTACAGATGCCCCAATAGATATTAATATGCCTACAGATTTCTATGACTTTATAAAGAAACTAGGAGCTGATAAATATATAGGAAAAGGTAGAGAATGGAGACCTGGAACTATAGGTAACCTTTGGAATAATTATACTAAGAATAATAAAATTAATATTCCTCAAGGAGATGCCTTAAGAGAGGTTTATTATAATGTGAAAGTAGACCCTTCTAATCAAACTAATCTTATGCAAAGTATTATTGAAAGTAACAATAATAGAGACTTTTCAATAGTAAAATATGATAATAAGAATCACACCTTTAAACATGTAAAATCTATTTCAGGAGAAGAGTTAGCAAGTGGTAAATATACTCCGATAGGTATTCAAGGTAACTATGCTGGAATAAATATTAGTATGACAGATGAAAAGAATAATGTAATAGTAGTAAAAGCACCTGCTGATTTATTCCATATTAATCAAGAACAAGCACTTAATGCCTATAAATCAGCTAGAGACTATGCTATCACAGCTAAAAATGCAAAAGATAAACTTAAATTGGGTAGTATAGATGATGCCATTAATGCTTATTCTACTGGAATAATTAATGGTAAACCTATTACAGAAGCACAAAGAGAACTTATAAGACAATGGTATGATGCTGAAAAGGAACATACTAAACATGTTCAAATAGGACAGCAGCAACTAACTCAATTAGCACAATCTAACAAAACAAAACCTACTGAATACAATGCAGTAGGATTTTAAAAATTTAATATATGGCAAATAAGATACAAAAACCTTATGATATAACTAAATCTGGTCCTCAAGATTTTAGAACTATTAGAAAGCAACTTGCTAGTATTGATGCTCCTACAGATAAAGAGTATTTGTATAAAAAGAATATGAATAATTCTTACTTAGGAAGGTCAATGTATAATGCAGCGGAGGCAGCACCTACAGTGGTGCAGTCTCCATTGTATAATACAAACACTAAATTAGGACAGAGCTATTTTGATAAGGATGTTTATACTAAAGGAGAATTTGAAGATGCTAGTAGCATAAGAGGAGAAAATCAACCAGCTATTATTCAAGCATTAAATGGTACTGCTAAAGGAACTATATTAGCTGGAACTACAGCTATGAGTGGAATATTAGGTATTCCATATGGAATATTCAGTGCAGTTAATAATAAGGACTTCTCTAAACTTTGGGATAATGACATAACTAGAACTGCACAATTAATTAATGATGCTTCAGAAGAATGGCTACCAAATTATTACACCAAAGAACAATTAGAATCTTCTTGGTATAGTCCTACCAATCTATTTTCTGCAAACTTTTTGTTTGATAAAGTAATAAAAAATATTGGATTTACAGTAGGTGCAGCATATTCAGGAGGTATATATACTAAGGCTATTAATGCTGTAGCTAAAGGTATTGGGGCTTTAAAAGCAATGGCTCGTACTGGTAAGACTTTTGAAGAAGCTGCAAAACTAGGAGCTAGAGCTATGCAAATGAATGCTAAAACAAGGTTTATGAAATCTGCTGTAGGTTCTACATTTAGTGCAGTTGCTGAAGGTTCAGTAGAAGCATTAAATAACTCGAAAGATTATGTAGATATTTATAGACAAAAAGTTGATGCTCATACAGCAGAAGGAATGAATAATGCCTATAGAGAATTTGCTATAGCAGGTGGTCAATTTGATGGTGAAGGAAATCCTATACTTGACAATACTCCAAGGTCTGTAATGTTACAGAATGAACTAACAAGACTTCAAAATGCTAAGAAACAAGCATATGAAGAAATAGAAAATACTAGAGCTAGTATGGGTAATGCTGATTTAATAGCTAACTTACCTATATTAACACTGGGTAACTGGCTTACTTTCGGTAAAATGTACGCAGGAGGTTATAAAGCTGCAAGAAATACTTCAAGAGTAACTACTAGAGCTACTAAAGAAGCTAGAGCAGCAGCAGAAGCTGAAGGTAAAGAAGCTGTTAAAAGATTAAATAGAGTAGTAGAAAAAGCTAAAAAGACAGGATACCAAGGATTAACTCAAGAAGAAAAAGCTTTAGTTGAAGAAGGCACTGACCATTTATTAGGAGATAAAACTTATGCTGCTTTAATGGCAGTAAGAGAACCTCTCAAAGAGGGCAATGAAGAAATGGCTCAAGCTGCTGCTGCTAAATCTTCACAGAATTATTATGGTTCTAGAGTAGATGCTATATATGATGCAGCTATGGATAATTATTCTAGAAGTCAAGTATTAGATTGGTGGAAAGCTTCTGTACAAGGATTTAAAGATATTTATGGAGACTTTAATAACTATGAAGAAGGTTTTATTGGTGCATTAACAGGATTAATGGGTTCTCCTACTTTTGGAAAGAAGAACAATAGTACTAGTGAAACTTATCTTGGAAGAAGTAAGTGGATAGGAATGTCAGGAGGAGTAGTTCCTCAATGGAGAAATGCTATTAAGGGAAGAGAACAAGAAGCTGAAATAGTATCTCATGTTAATAGTATATTAAAAAATGGTAACTTAGAAAGAGATATGAAACACTTAATAGCACAAACTTTCTTTGATGAAAAACAAAGAGTAGCAGCTATTAAAAATGATAAACTAGAATATAAAGATTCAGAACTAGCTTCTATATTTGAGAATATAATGTATCTTAAAGAAGCAGGTAAAATAGACCTTTTACATAGAGCCATAGAGAATATGGATGGCTTTACTGAAGAAGATGCTAAAGCTATTCTAGAAATGACTAAAAAAGATATTAATATTGATGGTCAAAATGTAACTTCTTTAAATAAAAGAAAAGACGATTTAATATCTGAAAGTGAAAAATTAACAAAGCAAAATGAAGAAGCTCAGAAAAGCTTAAATGATTTTATAAGTAGTCTTACAAAAAATACTAATACTTTTACTTTTGATGCAAATGGAAATATTACTTATGGAGAGGAAAATGATAGAAAGATAAAAGAAGCACAAGAATCTATAAATAGAACTAAAGAAACTATAGACAATATAGAAAAGACTATAGAAGATATAGATGTAGAATTATCTAATAAAAAATCTACTACTGTTTCTCCTTATTTAAATGAAGATGGAGAATTAAAGACTACTCAAGAAGTATTAGAAGATTTAAATAAAAGAAAGAGTAAGTATAAAAAGATTATAGGGGAAATTACTGGTAATATGGACAGTATAGATGCTGCAACTGAGGAAACTCTCACTAATGACCAATTAAAAACTCTTACTTGGTATAAAGTAATGATGAAAGATTGGCAGGAAAGAGCAAATAGTATGGCAACATCAATGTCAAGATTTATAAGAGATTTCCTTAATGACAATGTATCTAAAGAACAACTTGCAAAGTTAGATGAAGAATTAGGAGGCTTAGATATTAAGCATCTTACAGCAGAAGAAATGCAATCTTATGGTGGAGCATTAGTAAATAGACATATTTTAAGAAATATTTTAGGAGGTTCTCAATCTATAGTAAAACTATTAGAGGATATTGCAAATGAATATTCTAAAGAAGATTTAGGATTATCCTTAGCAAGACTTTTAGATTCAGATAAAGAAGTAGAAATAGGAGAAGAAAAAAATAAAACTAAAGTTAAATTAGGAGACTATCTGTTTGATTTTATTAAAGCCAATTTAATGGCAAATGATGGTATAACACAAGATGTTAAAAATAATTTCTTTACTCTTTTATCTGACTTAAAGAAGATAGGTAAAAACTATAATAGTTACAATAAACTATTGACAGAATATACAAAGAATCCATCTAAAATAGATGCAGCACATCAAGAAACTTTAAACAATGCTGAAAGGGAATCTAATAAGAATAGGTCTAAGAATCTTAAAGATAATCTAAGTTTTGGAGGACATAGAGGTAATTTAGCAAAAGACTTAAAAAATAATGCTGATGAAATTGAAACTATTGGTTTAGATAAATTTAAAGACTCATTAAATGAAAATGAACTTAAAGAATTTACTGAAGCAGAGTCTTTAATAGATGGATTAGATAGCTTAAATCATATTATTGAAACTTCAGATTTAGAAGATGAAGTAAAAAAAGCATTGCAAAGTAAAGCTGTAGAAGCATTAGATGAAGTTGATAGTGTTAATGAATTTCTTGATAAATTTAAATCACTTGACCCCAATGAGGCTCTAGAAGATGCTCTAGAAACTTCAAATTTGGATGACTTAGAAAAGTTAGATAAATTAGAGGATTTAGCAGCTCAATATAAAGAATTTATGGATAATAATTTGTCTAAAGTTGCTGATGCAATAGAAGCAAAAAGAAAAGCTCAGATAGATGATATAGAAGAGAAAGCTAAAAGAGCAGCAGATGCTTTAGATAAAAAAGAAAAAATAGCTCCTCCTAAAGAAAAGAAGCTAAGAGAGCCAAAAGAAAAGAAGGGTACTACTCTGGCTGATAGACAAAAAAATAAAAGAAAAGAAGATAATAAAAGAGCAGAGCAGCCTAAAGAAAGACCTAATATTGATGAAACTAAAGAAGCTGTAAAGAAACAAGGTACAAATAGTGATATATCTAATAGAAAGGCTAGAAGAAAGAAAAATGGATATTCTTCTGAAAATGCTAATAGACCTCAATTAAGTGAAGTGTTTTTCTATGGAAGAGACCTATTAACTTATGTAGAGTATATTACAAAGAACCCTGACAGAGTTCCTAAATTTGTAGTATCAAAGCTCTTTCCTAATATAAAAACTCAACAGGATTTTATTAAAGCTTATACTAAGTATATAAAAGTTACTTATCAATATCTTAAAGATAGTGGAGCTTTTGAGTATATAAAGTATAACTTAAAAGCTAATGATAAGCTTATTTTTACTGTAGATGAAGCTCTTAATAAAGAAGCAGGAGTTCCTGTAGTTATTATTAAAGCTATGGATAAAGATGGTAATTACCATGCAGTAGGTACTATGAAGACTGAACTAGATTTTATGTCTATTAACAGTAGAAATAATACTACTTACGGTACTACTGAAGCTGCTCAAAAGAAACTTTATGATGAAATAGTCTATAAGTTCAAAGCTTCTAAAAGTAAAACTTCTATATCTAGTTCTACTAGAACTTATAAATATACTGATATAAGTGGAAATGAAACTTCTATACAAGTAGAAAAGGAGCCTATAGCTATAACTGATTTAGAAATAGGAGATAGATTTTTTGGTCCTAATAATACTATTGTAACTCTTAAAGAGAAACTTCCTAATAATGAATATTTAGTAGAAGACAATGGAAATACTCTTATAGCTTCTACTAAAACAGGAGGTAATTGGAATGAATGGTTAAGAGCAAATCCTAAAGTGGATAGAGTGTATCAAAAAATATCTTCTCAACAGGATAACCAAAACAGAGAATTTGTAGGAGCTGAATCTTCTGTAAAGAAACTCATGGGTGGTGATGTTGCTTTCTCTAATACTGAAAGTTCTATTAGTAGTATATTCAATAATACAGGTACAGAAGTTATATTTGGTATAGTTAATGGTAATGGTATAGTTAGCACTACTAATGCAGATATTGATAGTAAGATATTACAAGTAGATATAGCTAAAGCTAAAGAAGGTCAAGTATATGTTCTTATACCTTCTAATAATGGTAGCTTACTTCCTGCTTTATGTTATGGTGATGTTATAGAAGACTTATTAGAGAAACCTAATGATTGGTATATTGAAGAAACTATTAAAGCTATTCAAAAGCTTACAAATATTACACAAATAGGTGAGAATAAAAATAAGGTAGCTAAATGGCTAGGTATTTCTACTCAAACTATTAATATGAGTGTAGGACATCTAAATGCAGATAATAAATTTATTGAAGATGATGATATTGTTAATGCAGATAGAGTTAGAGTTGCTTATAATGATAGTAAAGGAAAAAGACAATATATGTATATTGCCTTAAGTGATGATAAGACAATATCACATGAAAATGCTAAAAAGTTTATAGCTTCTTTTGCATCAAGATTTTCAACAGATAATCCATTAACTGTAAACTTAGATACTCAAAGATTAAGGGATAAAGAATATATTAGTAATATGTCTAAATATTATTATACTAATATAGTTCAAGGTCAGACTCATTCTGTCAATGACTGGTTCCTTTATAATAAAACTAAAACAGAGATTGATAATGAAGAGAGGAAAAAAGCTCCTAAACCTCCTACAAGAACTCCATCTGAAACAACTCCTACAGGAAAGCCAAAAGATTCTAAAGAAACTACTGTAGAAGGAAAGGAGTATACTGTTAATAAAGATGGTAGAGTATATAATGAGAAAGGTGAACTAGTAGTTGGAGAAGAAAGAACTAAAGTTCTAGATAATGAGAATAAACCTTCAGAAGATATTACAGAAAGTAAAGAAAGTACAGAGAAAAAAGAGACTAAAGAAAAACCAAAAGAAAGTATTGATTTAGCATCACAATTATTAGGAGGAGCAAGGAGAAGAAGAAGAGTACAAGAGAAAGAAGAAAAGAAAGAGGATGATAAAAAAGATGATGATGATAAACCAGACAAATCTAATTATAGTCAAGACCAAGTTAATACTACAAGAGCAAGACAAGGTAACAATAGAAGAAGACCTAATAGAACAACTGCTTCTTCAGAACCTTCAGAAACTTCAAAGCCTTCAGAAAGTATAGCACCAAAACAGAAAATTATATCTAAAGCAATTTCTTTATTTCCTAATATAGATAAAGGCAGAATAGAATCTATTGTTAATAAGATTTTTGAATCTGTGGAAAATACATATCCATTAATAGATAGTATTAAAAAGGCTATTCAATTCTTTAAAAATAAAATAGGAACTTTAAATATCGAAGCTTATAATAATTTTATAGACACTATTTTAAGTCCTTCAGAAAAGGAAACACTTGAAAGAGAAGGTGAGAATGAATTTAAATCTTCTCAACCTGTAGATTTTAATTTAAGAGTTTTACAAAGAACAGAATCTATACTTAATTCTATTAGGGAGTATATAAATGGTGATATTACTGTTAAATCTAAAAAGTTACTTAAGGTTTTTGAGACTATTAAAAATATAATTGATTCTTTAGGAAAGAATATAATAATACTTAATAATTTCTTTAATAATGTAATAGCTCAAACTACTGCTATAATAACAGATGTTGCAGAGGTAAATACAGAAAATTTAAGACTGAAATATGCTTATAGTAATCTTAATTCTAATATACAACAATGGATGAATGAGAGAGGTACTAACATAGAAGCTTATGAAAGATTATCTCCAAAGCAGCAAGAAGATTATATAAGATGTATGATTTAATGTAAAAAAAATAGGCAAGAGGATTAATTTCCCCTTGCCTTTTTTATTACTTATAATATTGTTCTGCTTTTTCTGGATTAAAGTTTCTCTTTAAAGTTCTATACCATAATGTAGCAGGACTTCTCATAAATGCTCTATATCCACTAGAATGTCCTTTATATTCTCCATTTTCTATTTCATCATACCAATTAGGAACCCATAAACAAGTTTGTAAGTTAGCTATATCTGACAAAACAGAAGTGTTGGCTACAGGAGATTTTACTAGTTTAATACCCTCTGTCAACATAAATGGTGAAGGCACTAAAGCAGCTAATTCTGTCTTTTCTCTCATAGCCCAATATCTAAGTGTCCTCATAGCCCAGCTTCTATCTTTATCTTTAGATTTGCCCATTAATGTTATTACAGCCATTAATATTATAAACTGAGATACTTCAGTTACAGCTCTTTTGATATTAGCTTTTTCCCAATCTTCTAAACTGTCCTTGAGTTCTTTATATGTTTTATCACCTTTTAATACTTCATAAAACAGTTCTTTACCAAAAGTCCAAGTAGTTCTATAATATCCTTCTACTATTCCTCCCTTCATAAGATTAGTAGTTTTAGCTCCAAATCTATATCTAAATTGAGTAGGAATCCAATCTCTATATTGCATTAAGAATTTACCCCATATTACTTGTCTAAGTGCTATTGAGTCTTCATTATTATAAATACCAAATAAATGTTGGTTTATATAAGCTATTCTATTAGTTATTACACTAATATCTTTTTCAGTAAACTTACTTCCATCAAGATTAGTAACTCCCTCTTTAATATCAAGTTTATATCCCAATTCAGGTCTACCTTTTATTACAGGCACTCTTACTAAAGCATCTTTAAGACTTATTTCTCTATTTGTTTTAGTGTCTAATAATTTTGTTCTTATTGCTACTCCTAAAGCTACTCTATTATAGAGCCAATGGTCACCCATTTCCTGTCCTAAAAATTGAATACCTGGACCAAAAATTCTAGTTACTATAGTTTTATTAAGCCAGTCTTTATTCTTAATTTTACCACTAAAGTTCTGTCTTACATCAAACATATCATCAAATAAAGAGAGCCAACTATCTTGTACTCTTTGCCCTATATCACTAACATAACTTCCTAATTCTTTCATATAAGCAGCATCTGCATTAGCTAATTCTTTAGCATTAAAAAATTCTCCTGATGCTGCTTCTATATTTAACATAGCTATACCAGTACCTACACTAGCTAAATTAGCTAAAGCATTAAAACCTAATTGCACCATAGAGCCAAGTTTAAGTGCAAGCCCTCCTGCTTTATTAACATCTACACCTCCTATTTCTCCACTATCTTTTAAATACCTGTTATATATTTTAGAATTAAAAAAGGCATCAAGAGTCTTCTTAAAATTAGATTGTCTAACATCTACAGTTAGAGGAGATTGTGTAGTGCTACCTCCAGCTTTCCATCTTTCTACTAATTGTTTTCCTCCTTGTGTTGCTTTGATAATTCTTCCTTTACCATCTACATTATAAGCTAGCCATCTTCCAATTTCTAGAGGATTAACTATATCTGACATAGCTTTATAATTCAAGCTCATCTCTGCATAAGCACATAAAGTACTAATAACATCAGTAGATAAGTCAGAACAATCTAAGTTAGGATTTTCATTTATATAATAAGTAGGAAGTTTTAATATTTCCTCACCATTAAAACCTTTTATACCTTTTGTATATGCAATATCATCGTCATAACTTCTTATAAATTTAGACTTAATTTCTTTTCCAAATGTAGTAAAATCACCCTTCATAAGAGCATCTTTACTTCTTTCTATCATGCTTTTCCTTATTTTAATTGTGGAAAATAAAGTAGTTGCTTTAGGGTCTAAATTATTGTCTAGTTCTTCTTTTAATTCAAGCCATTTATTATAAAATTCTTTTTGAGCTTCAGTGAATGATTCATATTTAGATGGGAACTTTTTATAACTAGGTACAAAATGTTTAAATCCATTTTCTTCTTCTACTAAAATACTATTATCCTTTATCCATTGTTTCAAGGCATCCTTCTTTTCTTTGTATTCTTTAGTACCCAGTATAGGATGTTTACCATAAATGGTATCTAGAGTTTTAATATATTCCTTTTTTGCTTTTTCATAAGCAGATTTATCATAGGCAACATTAATACCATCTTTAAAATCAACAGTAACATAATGTCTTTTATCCTCTTCAAACATAAAGTCATAATTAGTAATACCTCTAGCTTCATATTCTTTTCCCAAAGCCATTATTCTTTGACTAATATCTATGACTTCTAATCTTTTTTCACTTATCTTCCTTTTATATACAGCATCAAACATCTGAAGTAGTACATCAGGATTATCTGCCATAGAAGTCAGCCATTGTTGAAGTATAGTAACATCACTACTAGAATTTTTTATAATATGTTCTATAGTAGTTTTTACCATTTTTCCATCTTTATTTCTAATCATTATAGACTCTCCAACAAAAGGTTTTAAGAATTCTACAAATTTCTCCAAAGTTTCATTAGAAAAACTATTCATAAAAGCAGAATATAATCTATCTACAGTATTCAGAGCTTCCATTGTTTGCTTTAAACCATCTGTAATGTCAGCATTATCACTTAATTTAGAATAGTCTACTTTTACTTCAGTATCTATTATAGGTATTAATTTCTCTCTTATAGGTTTAGCTTCTCTAAACTCTTTATTGCCTATAAATAATTGGTTATTCTTTCCTTCTTTATATACAGTATTTCCTTTTCCTTCAGCAGTAGAGGCTCCTTTAGGAATAGGATAACTGACATTAATAGGAATAACATTCATTTCTTTTACAGTTATTCCATATTTATCTTCGAGGAATTTTTTATATAATGATAATTGCTTTGCATATTTCTGTTTAGTTGCATTTTTTATCTTAGAACGATGTGTTTTCATATCATAAATATGCCAATTACCATCCTTATCATAACCTAATAAGTCCAAAGTTCCTACTACATTTATTTTATGAGTTTTACCATTACTGTCCATAGTTTCCACTATACCATTGACAGTTACATCTCTAGGAATAATAGTAATACCTTTAGAATCAAATTCTTCTTTAAGTTCCTCCAATTGCTTTTTAAAGCTTGTCAAATCTTTGCCTGTAGCATTGGGATAATTTTTCTCTAATTCTTCTTCAGACATATCATCTAATTTGCCTGCAAAGAAATCTCTAACAAAATTATCTATACCTGTACCTATATTAGTTGATGGTTTTACCCAAGGATTATTTTCATCAAATATTTCACCATCTTCAGTATATTGTATAATATCTGTAACTCTTTTAGCTATAGCTCCAGTTTCAGTATTTATATAGTATTGCTCATTATTTGCTAGTATCCATTTACCACTTTCTTTAACAATTGTTTTAGCAATATTTTCAGTACTCATTTTAGAGGTATCTATAACTTCTTCTATAGCTCCTTCAAATTGCTTTAAAGTATTTTCTAAATCTCCTACTATAAACTTTTGACCTGCTATTTGTTCATCTCCTAGATATTCATCAGTGAGCAAGTCTTTTAATTCCTTAATAGTAGGAGCAAATGCCATTGCTGTATCTAGACAGTTTTTATATATTGTAAATTTATCCCTCTCATTAAGACCTTCTATAGTTTGAATACTTTTTTGTATTTTTCTAAGTTCAGAAATAGATAACTGTAATACATTATATATAGCAGCTATTGTTTCCTCAGTTTTAACTCCCTTATCTACTACTTGCTTTAGTCTACTGGCAAATTCATAAGCTTGAGCTTTTTGAGAAGTATCTTCTCCTTTTCTGAGCTGAGTCAAATTATCTCTCAAAGCACTTACTTTGCTAAATCTTTTTTGTACTTCTTTTAGTTTATCCATTTGAACTTTAGCTTTCTCACTAAGAGCATTAAATACTTTATTGCTTTTAGTTCTTTCTATTTGCTCCTTAGTAAGTGTAAGTTCTTTTGACATTATATTTTTAGCAAAATTAGACAATTCTTTGTCTATATTATCCAAATTATTTTGTAAAGTAGCAGAATTAATTCCTTTAAAGAAACTGACAATTCTATTAATCAGCCTTTTTATTAAAGGTGTCTTTACTTCCTGTTTATTAGAAAGTTTTAGAAAAGCTTTTTGTAGAGCTTTTCCTGCTGCTTCTTCAGCAATCATTGAAGTATCACCATCATAAAAATCATATACATTTTGATACTCATCTCCTAACATTTCTTTAGCTTTATTCTCATCAAAGAAATAAGCAACAGTTCTCTTCATTAAAGGCTCTCCTTCAAAAGCTCTTACTAATAAGTGAGAGAATTCCTCTGATATAGCATTAAATCCTTCCATATTATTAGCAACTTTAATCAGGTTTACAAACTGTTCTCCAATAGCTTTAGCATTATTAAAGTTAGTAACACCTACTCTGCCAACACCTTTTTCTATATCCATTAATTGTCCTATAGTAATACCTACTGAAGATAACATATCTACTATAGCTTCATTAATCTTTAATATATTTTTTTGATTGTTAGCTATATCTTCATTTTCTTTATCTCTAGGAACTATTCTAATAGTTAAATTATCATTATTATCCCAATCTACTATAGCAATAGAATCTTTATGTTCTTTATTATATTTAATAGCTTGATTAATCAGAGCCTTAGTATTATCTATAGTATCTTCAACATGAGGTTGTACCTTATTTTCAGAATCAATAATCTCTTTTTCAGTTAAATATTCTCTAACCAATTTATTATTTATAATACTATCAAATGTAGGTACACCATCTTTATCAAACTTTAATGAATCTCTAAATTCATTAATAAATCTTTCTCTAGAAACAATATTATAGATATGGGCAGATTTCTCATACCCATATCTATTTTTAAGTTCTATGAAAGTTTTTCTACCTTTTTTAGGTATATACACACAACTACTCATATTTATTTTTCACACAATGTATTTTCAGGTTCTGTTGGAGGAGAAATTAAATCATCTAATTTTTGCTTCATTTTCTCCTGTTCTTTCTGTAAAGCATCTAGTTTATCAGCAGTTTCTTGTACATATTTATTTACCATATCTTTCCAATCTTTAGGCTCTTGTACTCCTGCTTCTAAATCATCGAAATTTTCAGGTTCTTTTACTTCTGATTCTAAATCATCTGGCTGTACAATATTATCTTCACTACTAGCAGTAATAGCATCTGCATTAATACTAGCATCATCTACTTCATTTTGTTTAACAGCATCTTCTACTTCACCAACAGTAGAAGTCTTATTAATCAATTGTGATTTGTCTTTCTTCATAATTTCAAGTACTTTATTAACATTAGAAGGGTCTCCATAATCTTTCATTTTTGAATAGTCTATAGCATTTATATCCTCTACGAGATTCTTAGAGCTATCATAGAAAGGTGTTGGAAGACCATTAAAATAAACTTTAGTAAATGTAGGATTTGCATCAGTTTCTTTACTAGTTCTATAATACAAACCTCCATAATTTGCATCCTGTATTACTATAAAGGGTACAGTTATTATATTATCATTTGCTGATACAGCTTTTAAACCCGCAGCTTTTACTCCACTACTTAAACCAGATTTAAAAGTCATAGTAGTTTCTTTAGTATCTGCATTATAGTTGAATGTAAAATAAGTACGTGCTTTTCTTAATTTTGCAGCATACTTAGGATTATTCATTATGAATTGATATACAAAGTTTTGTAAGAAGGAATCCATTGCTGGTATTGATGCTAATTTATTGTTTTTACTTTTAAGTACATTTAAATAATTAGGCATATTCTCATAAAAAGCATTAGTAAAGAATATACCAAAATTACTAGGACCAAAGTTAAAACCATTAGCATAATAGGCATAATTAAAGAGGTCTTCTGCAAACTCTACAACTTCAGGATTATCTGATGTTAGAAGTTGTTCTAATTCTTCTGAGAAATACTTTCTACTTTTATTAGATACACCATTAATATTTGGGAAAGTAATACCTGTCTTTTCACTAACTCTTATACATTGTATAATTGTCATGTTTTTTATATCTTGATGCACAAACTTGCCATGCTTATCTTTTTTATTTAAAAACATATAATACTTAACAGGAAAATCATGGATATAATAGTTTCTTTTATCCATAATATCTTCATCATTATTACTACCAAATCTAGAATCTTTATCTGAAAGTAAATACATTACTAATTCATTGAAGAATTGTCTAAGTTCTTTTACATCATTTTTAGTAGAAAGATTAGACTTAGTAATACTTCTCAAATAACCTATAGCATTTTCAACACCCTTAGAAAGTTGTGGAAGCATATTATATTTACTTGCTAAAGTATAAGCACTTCTTATACCTAATGTATAAGCTGCTTGTACTCTAGGTACAGAAGATTCAAGAATCTTTTTTCTAATATTCTTTTCATCATCTACAGCGTTTAAATCTATATCTATAAAAGTTTCAAAACCTTGTATTGGACTTGAAGGATTAGCAATTAATGCACCATCTTTTCTTTTAGTAACTTTCTGCATAAAGTCTTCAGCCTTAAATAGCTGTTGTGCAGCTTCAGCAGTGCTTATAGCCAATGCACCATTAGGAGAATCACATCTAGATATTACAGATGATTCTTGTAGCAATTGACTAAGGTCTGAGATATTATTCATCCAACCTAAGAACTGAGCAGCTTCAGACATATTTATATTTTCAAGACCATTCAATCTATATTCTATTATCATATCAGTGATTTTAGAAATATCTCCATGAAAATCTCTCCAATTATCAAAGTCATCCAAATAGCCATTTCTTTTATCTAGTACTATAGAACCTATAACATTCAAGAAATCATCACAAGTATTTAAAATACCTACTGTTTCAGGGTCACAGCCTATTCTAGTTAAGAAACCAATTCTACTAACAGTTTTACCATTAGCATTTAAATCACCAAGACAAGGGTCTTTACCATTATCAGGAGAAGCTGCTTGATACTCTGCACAATAGTCACCTATCTTATCTCCTGTTAATGGAGATACTACAGCATCTATAGTAGTAACCTTTACTTCTGGTTTTCCCAAAAGTTTAATATTGAATTGACTATCACTTTGTATATGTAAGCCTTTACCTTCTCTAATAAATTGAAATTTATAGTGAGAAGATGAGTTTACAGCAAACATACCAATCAAGTCATTACCATCCATAAGGTTTCTATGATTCTTAGCATAGTCAATGATACTTAGAGGGTCTTCTATAGTAGCTTTAGTATCATAGAATTTTTCCAAAGAATCTAGACTATATTTATGTAGTACAGCAAGTATTCCTCCTTCAGTCTTTTCTATTTCTTCTTTATGCTCAGCTTTAAATGCAGCAAGTGCTTTAGGGTCTTTAAGAATTCTTTGTTCTCTAGAAGTGTGTTTAACATTTACATAAGAACCTGGAATCACAGACATTTGGCTTCCTGCATTAGAAGTTAAACAAGCAGAAATCATATCAATAAGTATATTATCTCTTGTTAATTTTCTTTCTCTTGCTTTTTTAATATCTTTTTGTTCTGAAATATCTTCTATACTCATTTTTTCAGTTACTTTGGGCTTAAAACTTCTATAGTTAGGAGTTTTTAACATAAGCTCAAAGCCTTCATCATACATGAAATCTTTAAATACAGTTGATTCATCAATATACTTATCAAGCTCTTCTTGTGTTATGCCTTCTACTTTTTGTAATTTATCTAATACTTTAAATCCTTCATCAGTTTCCTCTGTATTCTCTCCTTTATTGTCTAATACTCTTTTAGCTAAATAACTATCAAATGCTCTAGTAAAAGAACTGTCTGTAACTTCTCTTCTAAAACTTTTTAGCATTAAGAATAGTTTATCAATATCCCTTAATACCTTATGTTATGTATTTCATAAGGAGTAGACTATATCTTCATAGTATAACTATGTTGTGCATTTCCACTATTTCTAGTGTACCTAATAATTATATATTATTAGTAGTAGACAATGATTTAATATTTATTTTATATAACATACTAGGAACTTGTTCTACATAAGGTTTTACGATTTCTACAAATTTTCTAGCTTCTTTAGTACCACAAGCTAATCTATATACTCCTTTATTTTTATATTGATTAAATTTAATGTTCCAAACTTCTTTAAAATAATCTATTATAATTTGATTATTTTCTTTGGAAAGTCCAGTATTTAACATTAATTCATTAGCATGTACTACTCCATTTCTCTTCTTTTGAGATAAACCTCCATCATCCATATACCAAATAGCAATACCTAGTGGATTTAATCTATTAAGCATTTTTCTATTTGCTATATTTTTACTAGGTTTATATAAAATGCGTCTAAAAACTTTAATAAAATTATGAGTATAAGTTCTTGCTCTATATCCTATATACCCATTATTATTAAACTCTTCTACTTTTGTAGTAGTAATACCATATTTATGTAGTAACCATATTTTCCATTCTAGATATTCTTTTTGATTTTTTCCGTGTATAAAACTTAAATATCCAGAACTTGTTATACAACCATCTCCTATAGACATGGCTAAAACTAAATCTCTAGTTTCTCTATTTCTTTTTTTCATTGTCAGAATACATTTGTATCTTATATATTACTTTTAGTCGTTGAGCCTTACTACATTTCAGTAGTCTTGGCTGCTGATTATCATATAGATGATAAATCTATAAGACTTTCCAGCAATTAACACAATTTAATGACTCCAATATTATTTAAAGTCAGTACCAGACATATTAACAATATCACTTGGCAGCATTATAGCAGTACCTGCTGATATAGGTAAGAATCCTTTTATTCTCATTTTAAAGATAGAGTATTTATTCTCTGTAGGTCTTTTTGTTATCATATAGTTGTTTATACTATATTTCTTTATATTTCTATAAAGAGCGGACTATATCTTCATCCCATAAGGATGTTGGGCACTCTTGGGTATATTATATTCTATTTTACATAGTTTCAATACCTAGTCTCTGAACCTTTTATAGCCATTTAAACTATAACTTGGCTGCTGATTGTCCCAGTAGGATGTCCCAGCAATTCACCCAATTTATTATTCAAGGAAGTTACCTTCCAAGCGAATCCCAACTTTTCAGTTAAATTCTATAACCTATCATTTCTAATAAGTCTTCATTACCTTTTATTTTATCATAATCTATCTCCCAATATTCTTCTCCTGTATCTCCATATTCTTTCTTAACTAAGAAATCTTGAATTAAACTTCTTTTATAAGCAGGCATGTAACAATCTATATAATCTATAGATTCATTACCATCTTCATCTTCTTTGTAATGAATTTGTAAATCATCACTTAGTCCAAAGTTAGATACAAGAATAATATTTCCTCCATTAATTTTCTGCTTTTGTATTGCATTTTTAAATGTGCTTAATAATAATTCTTCTATCTTATTATTTAGATTAGGATTATTAAAAGGAATCTTAAATCTCTTATTTCCATATTCATCAGTTTCTAGCTGAAGAGCTTCTTCTACATCACTGCCATATTTAGGATTTCCATGTATCTTAGCTAATAATGCTGATTGTAGCTTTTCTACACTACTAAATTCATCATTAACTCTAGCAAAAGAATCGAGTAACTGGTCTACAATTAAAGTATTATAAAGCTTAATATACTCCTCTCTATTAAGAGTCTTTTTAGTTCCTCCTAAATTTATTGTAGTACTGAAATTTTCAGGCAAGTCAGCAGGTATAATATTTCTTAACTGAGAACCAAAAATAGACATTAAATCATCCTCTGTTAAGTGGTCTCCTGAAGGCTGAACTACCATATAATCAGATAATGGAAATTTATGTACTTTAATAGGGTCAATCATATAATTACCTTTTTCATCAAGCACATCTTCTCCATTTTCATCTTTCATAAAGATAGCATCGCATAGTTGATTATAACAATCATCTACACCCTTTTCAGACTTATCAAAATCTATTTCCTTTATTATATTATTATAATCTGATTGAGTTATTTCTTCCTTATCAAGGGCATTAGCTAAATTCTCTATAAAATCCTCATATGTATCAGCTTTAATCTGATGTCCAGCTACTTCAATATAATCATTCTTTCCTTTCTTTGCTTCAAACTTCTTTTTGTCATAATTTATATTAACGCCACTAAAGAATCCTTCCTTTACTACAGAATTAAAATGTGCAACATCAATATCATTATCTTCCATAAACTCTTGTAAAGCTCTTAATTGCGGAGATTTAGATAAAGACATTCCTATCATATCATACATAGCAGTCATCATATACTCAGAGTTCTTATGTTGAGTTATAACTTTCTCTTTTCTATCTCCTACTTGTACTGTTTCATGGCTATACAAAAATGGCTTAATATTATTCCATATTGTAAAGAAGTCTTTACTATCAAACTTTCTTTGTACAGTCATTCTATTGAAGGCTTCTTCCATATCATCTGTCCACTTACCTCCCATAGCTTGAAGTATCTTCTTAATAGCTTTAGGAGTTCTGAAAGATTGTCCATCAGTAGCTGTTATGTTTCTATAACCACTTAATGCTCCTAATATCATTTCCTTGGATAATTTAGAAACTCCCACAGCACTATTTAACATATGTTTAATAGATTCATAGCTATTAGAAACTTCAATCTTATCTTTTAAATATATTGAAGTTTCCATAAGAGGTTCTATATTATTACCTTGTTCATCCATAAGCATACCATAGAGTCTATCTCCAGCAGCATAAGCTTGTTTATTTCTTTTGATAAAATCTCTAAAGTTCTTATAGTAAGCTAGGTCTCCTCCAAAGATTTGAATTATTTGAGATTGTGCAAAATAATCATTATAAAAGAAGTTTGTAAGTATTTCATCTAATTCTCTGTTCTTTTCTTCTGAACTTTCTTCTTTAGATTCTTTTGTTTCTTCATTTTCCCCAAAATCTATCTTAGATGACCTTTCATCATCTTCTTCTCCTTGAGTTTCTTCTTTCTCTTTAGTAGCATTAACTTTCTTAATTTTAGTATAAAGAGTTTTTCTTCTTGTTTCATCTATGCTATTAAGAAATTCCTGTAGTTTACCTCCACTTCTTAAGCCAGTAACAGGGTCTTTCTCTCCTTCTATAATATCTGTTACTAAGCTAGTTAATAAAATATCACTTTGTTCTTTAAACTCTGCACTACTAAGCTTTGATAGTTCTACATATTTCTTTAAAAGCTCTACTCGTCTATTATTTAAAGCAGGGAAGAAATTAAATTTAGTACCATTTTTATTAAAGAATTCTATTTGAACAGTATCTTCTTCTTCATTACTTTTAAGTAAAGAGATTATTCTTTCAAATTCTTGTCTTAAAACTTTAGCTAAATTATTAATTATGACTTCCTTGTAATCATCTCCAACATATCTAATATGTTTTATTAGAACTGAAGCATCTGTATCTGAGAATAAAGCATTTCTATAATAACCATAAGTATTTCCATATTTATCTTTATTACCATTTAAGAAAGCTAATATATGATTATCAATTAGGGCATCAGAAGTAACTTTACCAAAACTATTCTTTTCTTCATTTCCTCCAAACCCTAGCATATTAAGAATTTTAAAATTCTCTCTTATAGTATATTCACCATGTTCATCTTTTTCAAACCATTGCTGTAACCATGTATTATACCATTCTCCAGTTTCTTGATTTCTGAAGAAATCATATTGACCATAATTATCTATTAAGTATTTAGTACCCCTTTCTTGAGCTTCTACTGTCTTTACTTTACTAAGTAGATTAGACATTCTAGTAATCATGTCATAGGCTACATAGCTAAATCTATTATTACCTGCAAATCTAAAAGAAGTTTGTGAATATGCTTCATTAGCCATAGTAAGTGCATTACCTATAGAAAGATAAGCATTTTGAAACTTAGTTACCAGATTATCTCCATCTTGATAACCTTGTACAGGTCTAGTGATTACTGTAGCTTTTTCTAATATAGTAGCTAAATATCTCTTCATTTTAGGAGTAAATAGACTATTGAAGTAATCTACAGGATTCATATTATTATTCTTAGCTTCTTCTAAAAATTCCTCTGTAAATTCAGGAGATTCCTTAGTTCCTGCAACACTTCCATCAGCTTCTAATTCAAGTGCAAAAGTTGCTGGTAATAAAGCTTCAAGATTCATATTTGCAGTTTCAATACCTAAATTTCTTAACATCTTTTCTAATGATATACCACTATATCTTGGATGTTCTCCTCTAAGTATCTGTAGTGCAGTAAATAAGTCATATATAGAAGATTTACTATTGCCTAAAATTCTCTTTACCAAGAATAAAGGATGACTATTAATATCATCTTTTGTACCTTTAAGTCCTTTAGTTAATAGTTTGAATAGTTTATCTACATTACCAGAGTTTCTAGTACCATCCTCATTAAAAATAGAGTGTTCTCCTAATACATTATGTCCTTCATAAGTTGTTCTAACCATATCTAAGAATGTAGAAGATTGGTTATCTCTATTTAAATAAGCAATTGTACCTTTATCTGTAACCATTGCAAATGGAGCAAATGATTTACAGGCTCTAAAGAACTCTTTTCTAAAATCTAAATCAAACTCTTGTGGAACTAAAGGATTAAATACTACATTGTCTTTTAAGCTTTGTAACCAAGGATACTTAATAACAGCATCTTCAAACATTTCATTTAACTCATCTTCAGAACTTATACTTTGAAACTCATTTAAAATTGTATAATAAGCTATCATAGGATTAAGTTTTACTCTAAATCCTAGTGAATTAAACACATATTCTACATCATTCTTTCTATTCAAATTAAAGTTCATCTTGTATAGGTGAGCTAATTTATTTTTAAGTTTAACAGAAATAGTGTCAATAGGGTCAAGAAGTTTATATTTAATCATATATCCTTCTTTATTAGGATTTTCTGCTTCACTTTCTACATCGTCTTCTTTATCTTCTACCTCTTGATTAGTTTCCATAACATTACCTCTAGTATCTAGTCTAATTCCCTCATTAAACTCAATATCAAAGGCTGCTTCCTTTACAAGAGCATCAAACACTCTATCATCTTTAAAATGATTAGTGAAATAAGACTTTAAAGCTCTTACTCTTAATATTGCATTTTCTTCTATTTTCTTTGGAGTATCCCAACCATTTTGAGCAGCTTCCCAAGAAAATTCATTACCTAAGAAAGATTCTAATTTTATAGAGTTATCTTCATTAAGATACCAATCATAAACTAATTCATGTATATCTTCTGTTTCTATAAAACTATCTATAAGATTCTTGATTCTATCAAAGATTTGTAATGGAAGAGCCTTACCTCCTAAAGTTAAACTTAATGCAAATATTCTTTGTTGTGCAGGAGTTCCTCTAAACAATCCTTTATACACTCTTTCATATTCTTCATCACCAAGTGAATCTCTATAATCTTCTTCATTTGTATTTAAAGACTCCTTAAAATCACTAACTGTATTATCTAGTATTAAACTAAAATAATTAGTTATAAAGTCTGTAGCAGCAATTCTTTCAGTTACATTAGGGAAATATATACTAAGTAGTCTTTTCTGTATCTTACCTACTTCTATACTATCAAATACAGGTCTTTTAGCTTGAGCACTCTCTATAGTTTCTTTAAGGCTTTTACTACTTTTCTTTTTAGTTTCTTGTTCAGTAGTAGTAGTGGTAGTTTTACCTGTAAGAGCCTCTCTAATAGTTTCAGCTACTTTATTATTTTTTGAAAGTTTGCTTCCTCTATTACCTGCTACATTAAGAGTTTTGATATTATTATCTTTAATCCATTGTCTTAATTCTTCAGCTGTAGGATTTTCTATAAAAGGCTTGTTCCATTCTTTAGCACTTCTCCTTGTAGCTATTAATCCAGCTGTATCAGAACCAACATTAAAGTATACAGTACCATTAGAATTTCTTACATTAAGTTCTGTTCTTCCTGTATAAGAGTCTTTTTTACCTGTTCTTTTAGTATAATCTTCTTGTTCTTCATCTGTTATTTCTTCAAGACCATAAGATGCTATATCTTCATTATCTATACCTTTTTCTCTAAGAAATCCTTTAGGTGCTTTACCTCCTGTTTCTATACCTAATTCTTTAGCTACTTGAAGTCCTATAGTGTCTACACCTGTTTGACCTCCTGATATAATTTTAGTTACTGAAGTTGTGTTCTTTTCACTTTGTTTAGTGTTATTAGGAGTAGCTTTACTAGCTTCTGCATTATCATAATAATCCCTAGTTCCTGTATAATCATAGATTCCACCTCTTAAGTTTTTATTAGCAGAATTAAAATATTCCTGTGAAATAGAAATAATTTCCTCTAAAGCTGAATTTTTTATGTCTATTCCTTGAGCTTTGAATACTTTATTAAACAAATCAGTGAGATAATTTATAAATCTCTTAAAAGCATTTTCATTCTTATCTAACTTTATTTTGCTTAATTCTATTTGAAAGTCTCTATCTGTCAGAGCTACAGCTATAAACTCTTTAGCATTAGTTAAACCATACCATTCAGTTTCTTTTAACTGTTCTTTGCATTGTAGATAAAGATTCCATACATTATTAGAAAATTCTGTTTGAGCTTCATTAAAGTTCTTTATTTTAGCCCAAGAGGGATGATAATTCAATATTTCAGCAGTAACAGCATGAACTAATTCATGTGTTAATATTTTCATAAGATTCTCTTTTATATTATCTTTATTATCCGTCATTAGATAATCTAATAATAATGCAGGGTTAATCTCTATTGTAGCTGTTTTAAAACCATCCTGTTTTCTAGCTGCTATATTAGATAAATTTGAATTTACTACTATATTAATAGGAATGTTATTATTATTCAGTATTCCTACTATTTGTTTAAATATTTGATGGTAAGGGTTACTTGCTTTAACTTCTGATAGATATTTATCTATTAAAGAATTATCGAGAGTAATGCCTTCTTTCTTTAAAATATCTAATGCTTCTTGGCTTTCTGCTACTTTTTCTGAATTATTAGTTTCAAAGTAGTCTATTCTATCATCAGTTCTAGAGAATGTTCCTATATTATCTGTAGCTGATTTAATTTGATTAGGATGAATTACTACAATTTCACGAGCTTTTTCCACATTTAATTGTACTTTATGCTCTTCTGTTGGTGAACCACTAATTGCTCCATCATAGCCTTTATTAATAATAAGTTTATTAAAGATATTTTCATCTTGAATAGCTTCTTCTGTAAGGTCTTTATCACTATATATTGGATTTTTAATATTTAAAAATGCAGAATATGTATATTTAAGATTAGCATAACTTTGATAAGGTGCAAAATAAGTAGCATAAGGTAAAGCATTTTTACTCCAATCGCCTATAATAGTGGCGTCAGTTTTATAATTACTACCATGATAAACAACTAAAGGTTCACTATTTTCATCAACTACTTTAGAAGCTTCTGAAGGATTATTTTCCCAATCACCAAACCAATCTTTAAAAGCTTTAGTTCTTACTTGAGCATATTGTCTTTCAGTAAGATTAGACTTTTTACCATTAGGAGCTAATAGATTGCCTTCTGAATCCCTAGGAGCATTTTTTAATATATGCTGCATCTCAGTTTCAATATTTGCTAAAGCAGCTTTACTAGCTTCTTCTCTATTCCTTTTAATAGCAGCAATAATGTCACTTTTATATTTATTATCCAATAAATCTTCTTGTGTAAGACCATAAGAAGACATTAATTGGGTAATAGTACTCTCACACTCTTCTTGTGTAAGATTTTCAAAGGTATCTTTACCAATAATATTAGTAATATCCTCAGTTTTAATATTAAATGAACAATTTAAACTCATATAATTAATTTTTATTTTAGTGCAAAGTTAAATAAATTTATACGTTTTTCCAAACAAATAAGAACAAAAGTTGTATATATTAAGAAAAAATAAGGGAAGAGTATAAACCCTTCCCTTAATGATTAATTTACAATATATTTAGTTTCTTTCTTTTTAATTAAATTTGTTCTTATTGTTATACTGATATACTATTAGGATAATACAATAAAGTTCCCATAGAGTTCTTATGAACATCTATATTAGGAAACTTATCACTAAACTCTTTAAGATTAAATGGTCTTACAAGTAAGTGATAACCTTGTTTTGTAGGAATAATGCCTGACAAATAAACCTCTTCTCTAGTATTATAGAATGGTAATGTTACATCTAATTTAAAGTACTCATCAAACCATTCTAATACAGATTCTTGAATCTCTACATTATCAATATCTACAATCCATACAGGATTCTTTGAAGTTAATGCTCCAGCTACACTATTAAGAGTTCTTCTTGGATTTTGAATATTACCTTCACATACCAATGAAGCTAACTTTAATAGCATAGACTTCTGAAGCTTTTCAAAGCTCTTTGGACTTACATTAATATAAGCTCTGGCTCCATAATGTTCACAAAGAAGAATTACTTCAGGCATCAACTCTTCAAGCTGTTCCTTATTTCTTATAAAATAAGTTTTAATGGCTCCTTCTTTTACTTTTTCATCCTTATGGTCTTTTGCTCTACGTACTATTTGCATGTGACAAAACATCTCTGAATTATCTTTAGGTAAAAGAGGAGTTATTAGTTCTAGATTATTGATTAACATAATTAAGTTCTTTAAATTTATCTCTTACTTTTGTAGCAATTTCTCTTGCCATAGGATGTGCATCTTTAGCACATCTTCTGTAAAAGAAATTACTCCAAGCATCTTCAAAACCACAAGAGATAAGTTCTGATTTAATAGATAAAGGAAGTACCTCTCTAGCTTGTTGAGGAGTCCAACCTTTATTAAGTAATAATATATAGGTATAATTAGCTTCTACCAAAGAAGCTAAATACCTTAAATTAGGATTTCCTATATCATATTGTCCTGAACGAAGACAAAGTTCATTAATTGAAGTTATTTCTTTATCAAGAGTAATCCATGAAGGTTTAATAAAGGTAATCTGATTATTAAACTTATCTTTAGAATAATTACAATATCTAGTACTTTCAGCAAGATGACTTAAACCTATATGAGTTCTAAATTCATCCATTATTCCTCTAGAAGTAATAAAATGTACTGTATATCTTTTAGGGTAAAGTTCATCATCCTGTGGGTCAAAGTCATTCTCTGCACTTGGGAATACTTTAATAATAGCAAGATAATATCTATAATTAGTAGTTACATAAGTAAGATTTCCTGCATAATGATACTTAATCCATTGGTCATTCCATATATTATTTATACAAAGAGTATCTCTTAATTTATGGAAGTCTGAAATATACATTTGAAGATGTACCGTGCCAAATTCAAGTGGTCTAGCATGGTCTCTTTTTTCAAGCATATCTACAAACTTCTCATAAGAATTATCTGTAATTCTATCTTGACTTTTATAACACACACGTCCACATCTTTCAATAAACTTCTTTATTCCTGTAATAGTAAAGTCTTTTTGTTCAAGTATTTCAAATGATTGATTTATAAGTTTCATATTTATCCTAATACATTTTTAATTTTATTATCAATAAACTCATCTGAGGAAAGTTTATCTATAGTTTCTTTCATATTAAAAGGAGGAAGTTCTGGATGTTCAGTGGTAATTTTAGTACAGAACATATCCATCATAGCTTTAAAGAAAGGTTGTTTTTCCATGTCAGCTAGTGTATCTTTATGCTGTTTAAAAGCCTCCTTCAATTCACCATTATCACGGAAGTATCGTAACACTTCTGTTAATGCAACAACAAATGCTTTGTCATACATTGGGTTATTCTTAATTTCTTCTAATCTACTCATTAGAAGAACTAAAGCTGAATACAAAATTTCTTTATCCATACATTTTTTAAATTATGAAATATTTTTACTCAAATTTGAAGATATATCAAAAAAAAGCTATCTATTTTAGGAACTAAAATCTTAGTTAAGATATTCTGCTCTTTCTAAGTTTAAATAAAATCTAACAAATAAATATTCTTAAAACTATGCTCCTTGAGATATTTATAACCTACTTTTGTAGCATAATATTTAGTTCCTAATATATATTCATACCATTTAGCTTTTACACTTGCATGGTCTTCTATAATATTAAATTGATTATTATAATAATATGTATAATCCCAATTCCAATATATTATTGAATGGTCTAAGCAAATTCTTTCATCAAACTTGTTAAATTGATAAATAAAAGACTTAAAAAATTTTAGTTGATGCTTTTTATCTTTAGGTTCTTTTCTAATATCAAGAATTACCCTAAAATATAATTTAGTGTTTAACTCTTTAGCTAAATTTTTTACATCGACCATCAATCTCCAAAATTGGATTTCATTTATATCAAATACAACTTTATTATGTACAATATTTAACAATCCTTTTTTGTCAAATTTTACTCTAATATCAAAGAATCTAGCACCATTATCTATTTGTTGGATAATGTCTTTATCTTGGCATTTATACCAAGGTTTAAATATTTTTCTCCACCTATTTTTAATAGGTAAATAGCTAAATGTATTATGACTTCCTATCATATTCATTATATTACTTACTTTTACTGACTATAGAGTTTAAAACTAACAAAGCATCCTTAAGAGTCTTCTTTTGAGCAGGAGTACAGTTACTCAATTCACCATACTCCTGTTCAAAAAGATATGACCTTAGATGGTTAGATAGTTTTAGAGTCTCTTTAGCATTTGTCTTAACACTAACTCTAATACCACTCATTTTTCTACACTCTTTGATATACTTTAAAAAAGATTCAATATAATCAGCATTTGGAAATGTCATATAAACATCATCCCATGCAGCATCTCTTTCATGCTCATCATTTTCATCATAATGGTTACTATAGGTTTCCCTATGACCATCTTTAAAGTGAATTATAAATGTCATATTATTTTTATTTTAGTTAAATACTTCATATACATTATAATGCCTAAACATATAATAATATATAAAATTATAAATATTAATTTAATCATCCAAAATTACTTCAAAATCATCAACATTCCAATCTAAAGCATCTTTAGTAAGTTTCTTAAATACTTTAGCATAAAGATGCGGATATTTATCTCTATCTCTTAATATTTCTCCTATTTCATTAGGAAGATATATTTGCTCTTTTACAGCTGATTTCAAATCACAATCTGTAAAATCATAATTAACAGTAGGATTACCCTCTTCATCTGTTTCTATCTCTTCTTTGTAATCATCTACTTTAATTTTAAAAGTTTTGCTAAGAGTAATAGACACAGTTACTTCTACTTCTTCAGGATTAAGTTCTTTATCATTCCAAGGAGCTATGGACTCCTCAGAACTAGTTAAAATTGGTGTATTCATTTTATTTTCTTCAGGTTTAGCTATATATCCTTCTCTATCAGGTACAGAACTAATAGGAGTATGTTTAATTATTTTCTTTGCTTTAAAAGTCTTGCCCATAAACATTCTTAAATTTTACAAAATCATTATGTTTTATTTTAGTAATAATTCTCTTTCCATCTCTTGATAATAGACCTTGTGGAGTTTTGAGTACTAACCCTTCAGCAATAAGGTTCTTGTCTTCTGATATAGAAGATTTGAATCCTTTCTTTACTAAATCTATTGCTTCGGGAATAGTCATATAACCTACAATAGGAACTATCTTAATACCACATTTATTAGCAATATCTTCACAGTTCTTCCTTTCAAGCCACCAATTATTATATTTTACATCAAATAGTATAAAATCTACATCATTAGAAATATAAGAACTTCCCTTCTGTATCTTATTACCATAACCTTCACCATAAAGACATACACTATCTCCAGGCATTAATGATGGAAATACAGTTTTCCAATCTACTCTATAAAATATTTGCTGAAGTTTAAGATTTAAATGTTCTGGAATAGTAGAATCATTAGTTCTTCCCATAAATGATATACCATACAACCAATCATCTTCTCCATCATATTCTCTTGAGATGTAAATTCTTATATTAGTTCCATCAATCTTTTCAGTACACTCCCATTTACAGTCCTTTAAATACTCAAATTCATCACAAGTAAATGATGAAGGAATTATAACTTTCTTTTCGTCTCTTAAAAAGAGAGTATTAATCTTCTGATATTCCATTTTCTTTTATTTTAATTACTCTATTAGGATAAAAATAATTTAACCACTTAGGACTTTTAACTCTTTCAGCTAATATTTTCTTTTTACATATCTTATGTACTCTATATATATCTACAGTGTTACTGTAAGTACTACATATAATTAAATCACCAACATGAAGCTGATGATTTAACTTATCTAGTACTACTCTTTTAGATAATTCATACTCTTTCTTTGTCATTCTTTATCCTTTCTATTTCATCTTTAATATAAAATATAGCTTTCTCTAAATCTTCAATAGTTTTATCCTTTTCAGTATATCCCTCTTCAGACTTATGTCCAGCTCTTAATACATATTTAATGCAATTCCCTAGATTAAAGTTCATATGTCTAGTAATATCAATTACTTCTATTCCACATAAATCTTTAAGCCAAGTATAATGAGATGGGTGATTTACTTTATCTTCTTTCATAATATTTAATTTAATGTCTCCAACAACTATCTACTTCTGGAACAGCAGGAATAGGTAATTTATGATAGTACTTTGCTGCTGCTTCTTGCATTATATTAGCTACAATTTGAGGATAAGTATCTTTTAATTCTTCAGGAAACTCAGTGTTACATTCATCATGAGTAAAATTACAAAATAGTATTTTTCCCCAGTAGCCATTATCTATTACCCATTTATATAAAGTAATCATAGCTTCTTTTAATACTACAGCTCCTCCACCTTGTGTAGGTAAATTTAAGCTCATTCTATCACACCATTTAGATTTAGCTTGAAAATGAATTTTTACTTCTTTACAAACTTCATCATTAGTGCCTTTATGATACTTTTTATAATTTTCCCAAAATTCAGAAGTATAACTAGCCTGAATTTTTTTCCAATGTTTCCAATCATACCAATATCCTCTATGTCCTGTTTGAGGAAGAATATCTACATATCCATTATTCAGTACAAACTTAGAGCTTTTTTCTTTAAAAGCTTTTAATCCTGTCATACCATTTAATAGGTTAATAACAAGTTGTCTAGCTTCTTCTACAGGAATCTTTAATTGTGGGGCTACAGCAGTACCATCAGAACCAAATTGAACTGCAAATTCTATAGATTTAACTTTATTTCTAAGGTCTGGTCTTTTTTTCTTTACATCTTTTGTATCAATTCCTTCTAGCTCTTTTGCAAATACTGCTTTGGCATAGGCAGCATGTGTATCTCCACTTCCATATAGAAATTCATCAAGAAGTTTATGCTCATTATATACATCAGCACCAATTCTAGCTTCCATAGCACTATAATCACAGGAACAGAACAAATTTCCTTTTTCTGCAACAAAACAAGCTCTAGTTTCCTTATCATGGGGAAGTTGTTGCATATTAGGATAAGTACATCCTTTTCCTTCTTTCTTTTGTTTAGCACTAGGATTAATAGGAAGTCCTTTTAGTTTTGCTAAATCAGTATTAATTTGGTCACTTCCTGAAGACATTCTACCTGATATAGTACCAATAGCTCTATATACTGTATGAATTCTTCCTGTATTAGGATTAATAGCATTAAGATGCCCTTGACCAAATGAAGTAACTACTTTATAACTACCACTATATCCAGGAAAATAATTTTCACTCCCTTCTTCTCCTTCTCCAAAATACAGTCTAAGAAATTCATCATTTATGCCTTTTTGACTTTTAAGTTGCTTTTCCATTGCACTATCTTTTTCCTTTCCTGTCTTTTTGTCAATAACAAGAGTATTGAATCCAAGTATTTTAGCTACTGTAATAACTTGAGGGCTTGAAGACCAATTAATTCTCACTTGAGGAACTCCTAAATCTGTATTAAACTCTTCAAATAAAGATGGTTGATTATTAACATAAATAAATTTTTCTAATTTCTTATTTCCTTTATTATAAGCCTCTAAGAGAAATTTATTTAATGCCTCTTCTGATTGAGATAATTTAATTTTATCTTTTCTCATTTTCTCTTTCCATCTAGATTCATCAAGTTTAATTCCACACCACTCCAAATAAGCTATAACAGGTGTAAAGTCGCATTCTATTTTAGCACCTTTTATAGCATTAGGAATCTTTCTCAAATCATTAAGCTGTGACCTCATTATTTTCTCTAGATACTTAACGTCATTAGCAGCATATATTATAACATCTGTATCTAGACCTCTCCAAATAATCTGACTTCTAATCTCTTTATCAATATAAATATTCAATCTTTTATTTGCTATAGCATCAAGAGCAAAACTAAGAGTATAAGTTACTTTACCAGTTTCATTATTTATATTTTTATGATATGGAAAATTATAACCTTCTTGTTTATATTCTTCTTCACTTATAGTTAAACCACTAGGATAACCTAAATAAAGAAATTGCTCTACTATCATAATATCATATACTTTAGTAGGATGAATATCAAAATTATATAGAAATTGTAAATCAAACTTAGCATTTTGTAGAATTAAATATTTAGATTCTAGAACTTCTTTAAATATATTTAAAGATATGGTAGTAGTATCTACTACTATTTGACAATCTAATGTGTCATTACCAAATTGGATACATAGTACTTTATTTATATGAGCATCTCTTCCATTAGTTTCAGTATCTACTTGAATCATGGGCATATCCCATAATAGAGATAGACATTTATCTACATCTATTATGGAATATACTTCACTTTCAAATAATTCCTTTTGATTGGTTACTAAGTAAATCATGTTTCAACTTCTATTATATAATCTTCACCAATTCTATTAATGGATTTAACTACTCCAACTGAAAGTTTGTCTTTTAAAGAAATCATAGGACCTCCATTAATATCAATGAAACTATATTTATCTTTTGTTTCTTTAATCATTCCTAATCTTACATAAGAAGACTTATGTACTAACTTATATTTAGCATTTCCAATCTCCTCAAGATATACTTCATCATTATATCTATTAGGTAGCTTTATTTTACTTTTTGGCATATACTTCTAGAGTTTTAAAATCAATAGTATATTTGTATTTTTGCAGAAAATCAGTACCTAACAAACCATTAATCTTAACTCCTATGAAAGCTTCTATATTAGAAGCTGAATGTTCAAATTCTTTAGATACTACCAAATCTATGTCATACTCTTTATTTAAAGAATCTACAAATTTAGCACTACAAGATTTAGATTGAGAGATTTCACTTCCCAGACCTGTAGTTTGAATATTATTCTCTTTCCACTTATAAATCTTTATATTCTTTAATACAGATGGGCATATATGACATATATTACTGCCTGTATCAAGAAGAAAATTAAAAGGTATTCCACTATTATATAGTGTAATAATAGGCAGATTTCCTGGCATATATTTCTTAATAGAAATACTATCTTTTGGGAGTTCTTTATTCTTAATAAAGAGATTAGCCAAGCTTGCCACAGCAGCTACTCCAGTAAATATTAAAATTGTTTCAAGTATCATTTAACCTCCTACTTTACACCAGTACTTCCATGTCCTCCTCTTGATTTATTATCAAGGTGACTTACAAACTCAAACTCAATCTTCTTTGTAAACATCCATTTGATTTTCTGCCAAATAGTAGCATATTGACTAAGACAAACTTCAAACTGACAAATTCTATCTCCTTTATGTATAGAGGTTTTATCTATTGAATAACAATAAAATGCCCATTCATCAGTATCTCCGTTATAACAATTATCAATAAATCCTGATGTTGCCATTACTAGTTTGAGATTCTTAGTAGTAGAGCTTCTTTGTCTTATCTTAGCTACAAAGCCTTTAGGTAATTGCATAGCAATTCCAAGTTTAATCATCTTTTCATCAAACTTTACATCCCTTGTCTTAACTCCATCTTTTTGATGAAGTATTCCTGCTTGAGGAGCTTCAAAGTTATAATCCTCTGCTGCTCTAAGGTCAATACAATCACCTTTAGGATTTATGAAAGGAACCAAATTACCCTTCTCATTTCTAGCCTCTGTATAAAGACCTTTTACAAATTCTTTTACTTTAATCTTCATTTTTAAAACCTTTAATTGTTGTTTTACTTTTAGTGGTAAGTGCATTTACCACATTATTATTTGTTGTTTCTCTTATAGATTTATATATAGTTATACCAAAAAAGGTAATAGAGATACTATAAATAGCTCTATTACCTTCTGTATATTCTTTAGTACTAATACATAACATTCTGAAATTTAGATGTAATATCTTTTTTAAATATTTTATTATGTACAACACTTATTTCAAGCATTACTTGATTAGTTGTCTTACTATTAAGAGGTCCTTTATCCTTATCATAATGACCATACTTAATATAATCGAAATTCTCTAGATTAATATCTTCACTGATGTAATCTCTGCCACTATACCATCCTACTTTAAGATTAGGATAATATTCTTTAATATCCTGTGCTATATCATCTACTTCACTTGGATTAGCATCACCTCCCATAATACATACACAAGTTATACCTTTGTTACTATCTATAAGGTCAGTTAAATGCTGTAAATCAAGTGGCTCTCCTATATCTTGTGATAGATAAGATGAATGACATCCAACGCAATTACAAGGGCAGCCACTTATATTAATAGCAAGAGTTATCTCATTAGGCACTTCAGCAAAGACTACCTTAGTATCAACATACTTCAACATATCACAGTTTTAATCCATCAGCAGTTGGTGCTACATAATCTCCAGACTTAGGGTCTTTGCTCTCAGGATAAGGGTCATGACTATTAAGAGCCTTTAAGTGCATACCTAACCACATGATACCCTCTTGTAACTTAGTTACTGCAAGGCTCCTCTCTCTTGTAGAGGAAAGCTCTTTCACTCTTTGGAGCACCTCATCAATATCCTTTCTGAGCTGTTTTGTTTTAACTATTTCTGATTCCATATTATTAAATATTTTTACTATAAACTCTAGTTTTCTGTTCTATTTGTCTTCCTTCTGACCAATTGTTAATTTTAGTTAAATATCCAATTACACGGTCATAATAACTAATATTAGTACTATTGCATTTAGGACATTTACTAATAGGTACTTTAGTTATATACCCACAATCATCACATTCACTGTTAGGAACATTAAATGTGAAATACTTACATCCTACTTCAGCAGCATAATTAAGTAATTTCTTGTATTGTTCTTTATTTAAATGATTATCTAAATTAAGATGTGCACTACTTCCACCATCAAGATAATCTCCACAGAAATTTCTACCATGTAGGTAGATTTTATCTAGTATTGATATATTTTTATCATTAGGTTTATATATATAACTTGCATAAAGATTAGTGTCAGAAGGTACCCAATATCCATCTTTTTTATCTCTATTGTACATTTTAATAGCAGCAGATTCACAAGGAGTAAATTCTGTATTAAACATAAGTTCCTTAGTCTTATGTTTTTGATTTTGTTCTTTTATAGTACTAAAGATAAAATTACAGAATTCTTCATATTCTTTATTTTTGTTGCACTTTATACCTATATATTCTGCTGCTTGATTTAGTCCATTAATACCTATAGTAAGATATTGTTTTTTCATATCAATAAAGCCAGCTTTATAAACTGTAAGAAGGTCCGCATTATATAAGTCTTTTAGTATTTCATTATAAGCTGTTTGATACTTGTATACTCTATCTAGAATTTCTATAAGTTCATTCTTTATAACTGTTTTTATATATAAATTATTTTTATTCCAATCTGTAGTACCTTCAGGAATAGTTCCCCATTTAGGAGAAGAAATACCTGTACTATTTGCAATATTTTGAATGATTCTATTAAGATTAAGAGTAATAACATTCTTACTACCTGTCATTTCACTAAGTTGTCCATTAGTAAAATTAAACTGTGGCTTTTCTATTTTGGAAGAAAGTCTACAACAAGAACTAAGACTATCTGCACTATCACTTATATATGTAAAAAAAGAATTTCCTTGTGAATATTCCTCACAAATATATTCATATAGTTCATTATCTAAGAACTTATTATCTTGATATATAAGACACGCAGAAACTACAGGAAAAGTAAGAATACATTTTAATCTCTCTTGATTTAACCAATGTAGAAAATCTTTCTGTAGCCAATTAATAGATTCCCACCTAGCCTTAGAACCATCAGGATAATAAAAATCTCCATACATAGTATCAAAGAATGGTTTATCAAATATAGAGCAATTCCAAAATACTGCTTGATTACCCCTAGAACCACTAGGTTGCATTAAACTATAACATATTTGTTGAAAATATTGGTGTATTTGTTTATGTATTGTCTGTTTTCTAGTAGTATATTCAGAAGAAATAATCAAATCTTTCTTTTCATAGTAATAATCTCCATATTCTTTTCTTAAATACCAATCCATACCAACAAATATTCCTGGTGTAGCTACTGCACCTTTATATTGAGAAGCCACTGAGAAAATTAAATTTACAAACATTCCACAGAAACTATCAATATTTTTAGGAGCTACACTTAAACCTCCAATATCCTTAATACCGTTTAAATAAAAGGGATACATAGTTATAGCAACACAATATGGCATACCTATCTGAGAACTTAAATCATGGGGATACATAATAGTGTTAAAATCCTTCTTCATTTGTTTATAATTGAAGTTAGGATATAATTCTTGTAGTTTCAGTTCCCAAATTCTAAGATTAACCTCAGCATTTTCTTCTTTATGTATTTCTGAATTAAGTACTGCTATATTATGATTACTTACATTAGAATTATCATCAATAGTAGCATTAGCAGTATTAGAAGAATTCTTGTATCTATTAATAAATGCTATTTTATTATCAGCATAATTCCTAATATTGTTGTGTTTTTCTCTATATACAATATAAGCTCTAGCTACATCATAAGGAGCTAAATCCATAAGAATTTTTTCTACTTCATTCTGTATGGTTTCTACATCTACTGTACTAGCTCCTTCATGGTATGAGGGAATATAATTCAATTCTTTAAGTACTTCTTCATCAATTTCTTTATTTTGAGAAGAATAAGCCTTCTTAACAGCATTGATTATTTTATTTAAATCAAACTCTTCAAGCTGACTTCCATTACCTTTCTTTACTCTTTTTATTACTTTCATAGTTTATTAAGCCATTCTGTTAATGAATTAGGTTTATTAAGATTAATACCATTAGGTATCTTAGGTCTATCTTTTAAATATTTAAATAACTCTTCTCCTATAGTAAATGGGTCTCTAAATATATATTGTTTATCTTTTCCATATACAAGGTCTCCTTCTTTAAAAGTATCTTCAAAATTCCATACCAATGGAGTAAGAGTACTTCTGTTTACTACTATAAACTTATAAGGAGCTATAGTAAAATCTTTAAAATATTCATCTTTTTCTATAGTTGCTTTAAGTAACCTAGCATAAAGTCTACCTTGAATCATATAATTCCATTTAATAAAACTTTCAGCAAAATCCCATTCTGTGTGGCTTGAAGTCTTCAAATCAATTGGAATTATAAGTTTCTTACTGTGTACTACTATACATTCATCCATCATACATCTGTATTCTACATCATTAAATGTAGCTTTAAACTTCAACTGATAGAATCTTTGTATATCATCATCAAACATATTATTAGGTTCAAAATAGAACTTAGTAGAGTCTGATGTTTTCAGTGCATCTACAGCTTTTAATACTTCATTATAAGTGTTAGTACTAATAATTGTTCTACCATTTGCTATATACAACAAACCATAATACCCTGCACAATCTTCTTTAATTTTATTAGCTCTTGTTTTTGGTAGCCAATGATTATTCCATTGTATATCTTCAATACAAGAAATAATATCATCATTAGGAATATCTTTTAAAGAAGAATATTTATCCTTAAAAGTTTCAAATAATCTTTTAACTATAGTAACTAAAGTATCAGATATACTATTATCCAGTTCAGCTACCATAAATAATTGATTAAATTCCTCTTCATTACCAGTAATAAGAGTATCTACACAAGAGCCAAAAACAAGAGAAGGAGTTTCTATTCTATCAAATAATTTATCTAGATTATTAAATCCTTCTCTTTCATATCTTGCAAGTGTACTATATGATAATGCAGGGTCTGCTCTATATTCTTTTTCTGTTATTTTAAGAGATATATCATATAAACTTTTATTCATATTGTTTGATAATTTCTATAGCTTGTAATAATTGTTTCTTACTATAAACCTCAAAGAAAATACTTTTCTTACCTGTTGTATTGTACAAATTCTCTAAGTACTTTCTAAAAAGTTTCTTCTTTAAATAATAGCAGTCATTTTCAATACCCTTCACTTCTATCCATACATCTATGCCATTATGATTAATATAAAGGTCTGGAGTATATGTTATAGGAAGTATTTTACTTGATTGCAGAGTCAATAATTTACAAGTAATATCAGCTCCATTCTCAATTCTTTTATTATATTGAGTAGGAGTTTCCTTATCATAGAAAGGTATTGTAGGCTTAAATCCTTCTACTAGAATTAATCTTCTAGGCTCATATTGAGGAGTAAATCCATATTCCAATAAAGTATTATAAGCCATTTTTTCTAATTGTGACTTAAAGACAATGCTACCACTTTTACAAATGGTAGCATTTCTTATTTTTTTATTTTCCTTTTTAGGCATTCTTATTTCCTAAAGTTAAAAACTTCATAATAATCTTCTTAGCAATCTGTGCATCTTCCATAGTTCTAAACCAAGGAGCATTATTAAAGGACTTAATAGTCTTCTTATCTATTTTATGTATTTCCTCATCTTGAGGAGAAATACCATAAAACTCCTCACTATTACTAATATGATTAGAATACTGCATATCCAACTCTACAGCAATCTCTTTAAGAAGTAACTGTACTGCCGCCCAAGGATTAACCTTCTTAATTGTGTGTAAAATTTCCAACATTTCTGCTTCACTACACTTAAATTTACATGCAAGTTTATTTAAAACAGCTGCTACAATTATATTATGATTAGGCTTTACTTCTTTTACAATAACCTTATCATCTTTAATAAGAGTTTCAAGTACTTTACCAGTAACTTCAAGTGTCTTAGTTGCAGTAACTTCACCAAAAGGTGTATCAGTTACAAACTCAAGTGTAACAGTATCACCAATTTTTACTTCTTTGTTTGTACTCTTTACAAAAAATTTCTTCATGTTTTTATATTTTAAAAAGTTTCTTCTTTATACCACTCAATTGAAGTACCATAAATATTATATACTAGTTTCTGTACAGTATACCATATATCACTAGGCATTCTTTTATTCAGTCTAGCATAATAAGCAGGATGTTCAATAAATAGTTTATAATTATTATTGTTATTAATATAAGTATTTAAAGATTTAGCCTGACTTCCAAAGAATACATATATAATGCCTGTATTCTTTTCAGACATATTCTTTAAAAAAGAGCCTATAAAAGGTCTCCATTTTAATGTATGTATTCCTACTTTCCCTACTTCTGTAGTTAAAGCTGAATTAAGCATTAATATCCCTTGTTTAGCCCAACTTTTTAAAGTGGTGTCAAAGGTAATCAAATTATGTGGAATATCAAAATTTATTACTGATTCCTTAACAACTTTTAAGGAAGGAGATAATTTATCTTCTGGAGTATTAGATGAATTACCAAATAGAATTCCTTGTGCTACACCTTTCTGATTAAAGGGGTCTTGCCCTACAAATATTACTTTACATTCATTATAAGAACATAATTTAAAAGCTTTAAATACATTCTTTATAGATGGACATAAAGTAGAAGAATCAGTTGTTTTTAACCAATTCATTATCTTCACAGTTTCCTTTCTATCTAGTACTTTCATCCAATCTCCAAAATATTCATCTATTGTCATACTTCTCTACATACAATACATTCTTTAGCAATTTCAAGAAGTTTATCCTGTAAACTCTCAGGAGTAGTACCTGGAATTTTGGGAATCTTAATTTTATAGGTAGAATCTTGTTCTGTTCCCATAGTACCTTCATAAATTACTTTAGTAACATAACTACAATCAAATCCATCTTCCACATCTAAAGGAATTACATTATCATTCTTATCATAATGAATAATTTCCATAGGAAGATATGCACAAGTTCTTAGCTTTCCATACTCTGAATTATGCTATATGTTATCATAGAAGCTTTTTATCTTCTATTTCTTATAATTTCTTATAAGTTCGGCGTACATCTTCTTCTTCAACTTAATGGTCAGAAGTGGACACTCTTGGGTCTATTATATTTATTCAAGACCTACGCTCTACACTACTATAATACCTTTCGTAATTATTATAGTTAGCACGGTATTAACTTATTATATTATTTATAATATAACTTAGTTTTCACCGTTTTTGCCCAGTTTAATCTATATTTCTATAGAAAAGCCCCATAATTAAGGCACTGCTACAACATCAGCAGGATTTACTAAACAAGCTAATCCCACATTTCCAAAGTAATTCTTTTTAAGCCACTTAACTGAGGCGCAGTGTACAATTTGTTACCCATAAGGCTTTTTATCCTTATGTTCTATAGGTATTTAGTTTTTCCCTATAGTTCAGCATATATTTTAACCCTATTAAGGGTACGAACACTCTTGGGAGAATTATATTTATTCATCTCCTATGCGTTACACTACTAATTAACCTTTCGCAATTTAATTAGTTAGCACGGTATTGTTTCAAAATATATTAAATAAAGTTTCAGCTATTTTCTTTTTTCTAGTTAAAAAGTAATTAGAATTTTCATAGAGTAGTTTTGTAAACATACAAGCATCTTTTACATAATCTATACTACATATATAATAAGTATTTCTATTATATAATTTAAATCTATACTCTTTATAATACTCTATTATATCATTAAATATTGATGCTGTTCCATTACTCCAAGAAATACTTATTTTTCTATGAGAGGTTTCTAAATTATAGTTACTGATATGTCCGTCACCATCAGTAAAACCCCTAATAAAATGAGACTTCATATTTATAGGAATATGTTTAAATATGTCAGAATTTGTATGAGTTTTATCTACACAAAATCCTAGATTTAATAATCTATTATACATATTTTTTGATTTCCATCTTATAGAGCATTGGGGTCTTCTTTTAAAATTTTGATTATTAGAATATTCTATAGGATTTTCAGGGCAAATATATTGTTTTATTAATTTTATTATTTCAATATCATCTATTTTAAGTCTAATTCCTATTCTACCATCTGATGCTAAATAACCATCTGCATATAAGAACCCAAGTAAATAGGCTTTAATTTCAGAATCAATAACATCAAAGAAAGTATCATTAGCTCTATAGATTCTTTCATCACTAGAATATCCCAACTTTTTTCTTATGTAATAATCCCAAGTACCCCTAGGAATATTATATTTTTCTCTAATTTCTTTATAACTTAATCTATTTTCTAGATGTTCTTTTAAGTATAGTTTCTGTAATTGTTCTTTAGTAAACTTCATAAGACATTAATTTATTTATAATGCTACAAAGGTACTATTTTTAGTCCTAAAAAACAACTATTGAATAACTTTATTTTATAATATATAACTAAAAAATTTCACCGTTTTTGCTCGTTATTTTCCAAGAGAATTACTTCTCAAGTGGGCTACATATTTAACCCTTTACTACACTCATTATTACTATCACAATCACATTTTTCTCTTGGGAGAGTAACCATTTCTCCTATTTTGATTCTAGTAGAATGACTATGATGGTCAGTATAAACACCTTTTTCTTTTGTAGTATCTACATTTCTATAAGCTACAAAAAACCCACATTTAGCCAACTTTAATCCATGAAGCTGCAAGAACCAATAAAGATTCTTTCTACATTCTTCACTAGGATTAAGTGACATAAGAGTCCAAAAGTTTTTATAAGTTGAAATCTTCAATTCATCCTTTTCCTCTTCTGCTGCTATAACAACTTCTGCAAAGTCCTGTGGTACAGAAAGAGAAGAAACTTCTTTCCAATAAATAGTATTATTCTTTATTGTAAGAATATTTGAAGCTTTAACTTTATCAATAAAAGATATTACTTTATTGTGTTTGTTCACTGCTTCTTTATATTCAGGATATAGAAGTTCTCTTACTTCCTCATCAGTTTGAGTTTCAATTAACTTTTTAAACTCTTCTTTAGTTACTTCTCTATCTATAACACTTCTATTGTCAAGAAAGACAGTAACTTTATCTCCAACTGCAATTATTTTTCGCATAATACTTTTATTAATTTATTAGATTTAACCTTTTCATACATTTTATAATCCAATCTGTAAATCTTCTTTTTAAGAATAGCTGCCGATGTAAGGACATTCTCTAAAGAATTTTTATCAGAAGGAAAATCAATTTCATTTATTAGATTAATATAAGAATTAAAATATTTTATAAATTTTCTACATATATACTGAGTATAAGAATCTATTGGAATATCATCCTTATCAGCTACTAGATAATAAGCATTATTCTTAGAATGCCAGTGATAGAACTTTATAATATTAGAAAATTCTTCTCTTAAATAAATAGGCACTGTCAATAGAAAATCTCTACTATAAAATTCACTAGGTACATGAAATTTTGCATTCCTAAATTCTTCTATCATAGTATGAAATTTAACTATTACAGGGTCTTTTTTAAGTATATATTGTTTATCAACAAGAAAACTAGGATTAGCTTCTTTTAAAGCTTCTACTATTTCTTTTCTAGCACTTATAACAATTAGATTTCTAGTATCTGCTATATTTATCCAAGTAACACCATCTTGTAAATCTGTAAGAATGATTCCCTTCTTTAAAGTTTTAATATATTTAATACATTTTTCTATTGATGGGAATTTAATTATTCTTCTATAAAACTCAGTTTCTTGAATATATATAATAACCTCTTTAATTTTTTTAATAGAGATTTTATTTTTCTTTAAATCTTCTTTAAACTTTAAGAAATCAGTATTTGTATCTAAATCTATCTTTATTATTTTAGAAGTAAGATACTCATACATATAATCTATAATTTCATCTTTTTTATGAAAAGTCTTAAGGTCTGCTATTTTATCTTCTATATAAAGTTTAAAGGAGTCTTTATCAAATTCTGTAATTATAGTATATTTTTTATAGGTTTTGTTTAACCATGCTTTAGCTATTGCTGTCAATCTTGTATTATTAATTGCTAATATAAGAGGTTCATCCATTCTTGTTCTACCTTCAATAACTAAGGGTATTTTATTTTGATAAAATTTATCATTATGAAAAAGTCCTTTTAAAAATGGTAATTGTAAATAGAAAAATCTATTTAAAAAGCTTGTACAATCAGCTTCACCTAATACTTTAGAACCTTTAAAAGTTAGATTAGAAGCTATTACATGAGTATAATATCCTACACAATCAGCATATCTACTAGAACATGAAGTATAATCATCAGTTAATGGATTATACTTTATATTATTTTTAATTACTTTCCAATATTCATATAAATTATCATAATCTTTATTAAGTTTATTTGCAATTAAATCCTCAAGCTCTTTTTTAGCTGCTAAAATTCTATCAGTAATTTTATTAATAGTATCTTTTGTATATATAATGTTTTCTCTATTAGGAGTTATATTTAATTCTCCTATATTAAATTTAACTACAATACCTGAATAGTTTATATTATATAGGAATTCTCTAACTTCTGGAATAAACTTCTCCGTATCACATGGATATAATACATTACCTAATAAAATTTTATCAATTAGAGTTACAGAAGATACAGCAAAATTATTAAATCTCTTGATTCTACTTTTATTTATTATATTTGAAATACCATCTATATATATATTAGGAAAGAATACTATAGAATCTAGAGCCTTCGTATATGGTATTATATATGATATATTCTTAATAGTTATTTCAACTCCATCTTTCTCTTTTGTAGGGGTCTCACTTACTAAATTGGTAGTAATAGTATTACCACTTTTTACCATTACATAAAGATAAGAAATTCCTTTATAGTAAGAAGTTATAAATACTGTATCAGTACATGCTAAACTCGAATATTTACCTATGCCGAAGCCTCCTATTAGTTCATTACTTTCTCTTTTAGTACTACTACCAATATTACAATATACTTCTTTAAATCTTTCAGGGCTTAATCCTATACCAAAATCTCTAATAGTTATTTCCCAATTACTATGAGTTATTTCTTTAAATCTAATAATAACAGGAGTATCAGTTGTTCCTGCTTCTACATGACTATCCCAAGCATTACTAACAATCTCTCTAATAAAAGATTTCTCAGGATTAGAATATAGATTGGATGATAATAAAGTTGTAATAAACTCAATATTCTTTGGGTCTATAGAAGTTTTAAATTCTTTAATATCTCCTATAACTTTTATATCATTCTTCTCTGCATTGATTATCATAATGTTTAAATAAAAAATAGGCAGGCAAGATTACTCTCACCTGCCTAATATAATTTAAAGAATATAGTCTACTTCTGATTTAAGTAGGATATGCTTCTTTTGCAATGTCTCTACTAATTTCACCAGTGAAGATTTCTCTACAGCATCTTTATGGTTGTCATTAATAACTTTTAGCTCTTCATCACGAGAAGATACATAATCACTAATAAAACACTCAAGATTAGCACTAGGTATTCTAGTGTAATTTTCATGGAATGTCTTTTTAATTGCTTCTGCAAGATTATATTCTTTAATCTTAGCATAAATTTCTTTTCTATTCATACAAATAGTTTTAAAATTAATTGTTTAAATTTTTCTTTATTACTTAGAACCTTATATAGGTCACTGCGTATCACTTCTTTTAGATGATTCAAGCCATTTCCAATAGTACCCATATCTCTCTTTATTTTGCCTTTTTCTAGCAACAGTAGATATATTACATGCAGCAGAATTAAAAGAAGCTGCTTTTCCTAGTTTTACTAGGAATAGAGCTGCTGATGTTGCACTATCAAATTCTTGTATAAGATTTCCTTCTATATTAAATGCTCCTATTCTCCTTTTCTGCTTTTTATGTATTCTAGTACTAAGACCATTATAAGTTAGATTATAAGATTGGTCACACCATTCTAAGTTAGAAACATTATTATTAGATTTTACTTCATCTTTGTGATTAACTTGTTTATAATTTAATGGGTTTGAAATAAAGGCTTGAGCTACTAATCTATGAACTTTAACTGAATACATATGTCCATTTTTATATAAATTTACATATTTATATCCAGATTTATAAGTTCTTTGTTTAAGTATTCCATCATTATTTATTCTAGTAAATTGACCCCAATATTTTGTACTTTTAACTTCTCCAGTACTACTTACTTGATACCCTGGAAAATTTTCTATCTCTTTCCAAACCATTGTTATTTTATATTAAATAATGGTAAAATAATCTTTAGAAAATCATCTTTTCCCTTAATCTTCATAAGGTCGCTGACATCTTTTCCACCTTTAAAAGGAGGTAATACTACATTAATGAATCCTGTTTTATTTGATAGATTTATACCATCTTTTAATCCAGCTTCATCATTATCAAAACAGATATATACTTTATTATATCTTCTTCTTAATTCATTAATAGCAGTATCACTTATTCCATATCCTTCTCCTTGTACAGCTAATGCAGGTATACCTGTGTTAGCCCATAGACATAAAGCATCTTTCAAAGAAGAACATATACATATTTTATCTCCTTGTAAAGGTACTTTAGTCCATAAGCTAATAACAGACCTATCATGTCTATTAGACCATTTATATCCATTTTTATTGAAAGGTTGGTAAATTTTAAGAGTTACCTTACCTTCTTTAAATTCCACATAAGCATAAGCATATTTATCTGCTACAAAAGCATAGCTTATATTATTTTTAATGATAATCTTATGTGAAATAGGATATACATTTGCGTATTTTAACCATTTCAAGGATATTCCATAAGACTTCCAATATTCAATATCATAATCTCTCCATTCTCTTACTTTACATTGCAAGTCTATATGACTATTTATAATACAATGTCTTTTTGTATAATCACTTATTCCTATCTTAGTACCATAGGACTTATTACCTAAATCATTATAAACTCTAGCTACTGCATCAGCCATACTACAATTCCATAATTTAGTTAATAAAGTCCATATAGTACCAGATTCTCCAGTACTGAAGTCTTTATAATTAACTTCAGTACCTTTAGGACAATACAATGCAAAAGATGGTTTATTGTCCAGTCTTAGAGGACTATGTATTAAACTAGGTATTGATTTAATATTTAGGTAGTAAGCAGCTATATCAGCTTGTGTTAAGTTACCTAATTCTAAATAAGGTTCTTTTGATTTACTACCTTTACTAATCATACTTATGCAAATGGGTCACTACTATTCTCTGATTCTCCAAATGGCATTTCATCAGGAGTTTCATCAGGAGTATCATTAAAAGTAGTAGGAGTTACAGAATACTCATGTACAGGCTCTGCTGAATACTCAGTATTAAGAGTCTTGCCCTTATTCATAGCATAATCAATGTCCTCCTGCAATTTATTAGCCATTCCCTTGTAGTTGCTAGCTGCATTACTAAGGAATTTCTTTGTATATACAGACTGGAACATCTTACCTGAAGAAGCATCTGTTCTTACACCAAGACATACCTTTACTTTATTAGTAGGCTGGAATCCAAGAATATCCTTAATATCTGAGAAATCTCCCTTAAAGAACTTTTCAAATGTTTCTGTTTCAAGTCTACACTCACACTCTTCAGGAGTTGCATTAGGATTAGGAACATTAGTTCTTTCAGTATCATTCCATACAGTTACAGTAGGAATACACAAGAATGTTCTGATAAAATCAGTAAGCTCTTCCTCACCTACATAAGAAATTCTAGCAGAAGTCATATCAATATCAAACTTCTTAGTTTCTCCTGTTTTCTTATCTGTATAAGTAGGAGTGGTTTTACTCTGAATTTCAGACTCTGTAGCCCAAGTAAATCTACCATACTTATCTACTACCTTATACTTGCCTGACGTTGCACCATAAACTTTCTGATTAGATACAAAGATAGGCATTGTTACAAGAGGCATATCAAATCCAATAGTCTTTACATCTGGCTGCAATACTACACTAATTCTTACATTCTTATAGGTGTTACCCTCATTATCTTCTTTATCCTGTACATATACAGGAGCTTCCTCCAAAGTAGTATTAAAGAGCTTTTCATGCTCTTCCTTATTAGGATTTACTGCCTTTACAAATACTGGACATACACCAATATATCTCTTAAAACTCTGTGCTTCCTTTGAAGCATTACCTCTACTAATTGCCATTGTTTATAAATATTTTATTGTTAATAATTAAAGTGCAAAATCATTCTCATTAATAGTAGTCTCATCATTTTCTGTAGAAGATGGAGCATCTACTACAGGCTCTTCTTTTACAGGAGGAATAATAGTATCAGGATAGATAAACTCAAATGTAACCTTCTTGATAATATTACCATTCTTATCTACTTGGTCAGTAGGAGTTACTACCTTCTTAATGATGTCCTCTGTATGATAGCCTGTCATAGCTACAGTAGGAGCATCAGTAAGTTCAATCTGCTGATTAATAACACTCAACTCTTCCTCAATTTTAGCTTTCTTTTCTTCCAACTTGTTCTTCTGCTTGAGGAAACCTTCAACATTCTGAGCTGTTCTCTTCAATCTTGCCAGCTCAAACTTTGTAAATTCTTTCTTTGTCATTTTTGTTTGTTAGTTAATTGTTAATAAATATTTTTGAAGCATCAAACTTTACTTCATTCTCTTCATTTGACTCTGCTACCAGAATCTTTCTACCTCTAAGGTGTGGACATCTAGCCTCTCTTATTGTATTATCTCCTCCTTCAAATGATATATAGGTCTTGTTGTTTTCTCTATAAATCAGTCCTATAGCATCTGCTTCTCCACAGATAATGTCTGCTGCTTTACCAGCTAAATCTACTGACATTTCAGACATCTCTTGAGAATCTTTTCTAATCTGCTTATCCTTTACATGAGTAACTAGAATAAGAGTTTCACAGAGAGGTTTAAACATATCTATCATTTGCCTAATAGCTTTTCTTAAATATAGGTACAATTTGTTAATCTGCATATTTCTATGCAGTTCAGACTATATCTTTATTTTTGTATGAATAAATCTTCATACTAATACATATTTATTAGTATAAAGATACAAAAATATCTTGGTATTTCCTAATATATAAATATCCTACTTATATTTTATTAGGATATTTATATATAAGTACTCCTGTTAAGGATAGTCGTTGAACTCTCTTCCTGTATAGGAAGCTCAGCTGCGGATTGCCCAATCTTTATCTTTTTTACTATACCTGAGTAGTTAGTTCAGCCCTATATTACATTACTGTATATAGTTAGTAGATAAAGCTCTAAGGGGTTTCCCGTCAATTAACCAAGAATGAGCTACTTAATAACCCGAACCATTAGGCAACAATCTTACATCTGCTTTAGGGTCAATAATAGGCTGATTATTCTTAGGATTTTTCATAATCATGCCTTTACTATCTTTCATAAGACCAAATCCTACACCCATAGGAGTATTTCTATACAAATCTGCTGCATAGGGAATACTCATTTCTTCAAGTCTAGTTGCATTATCAATAGTTATAAATCTATAAGGAGCTTTATGGAGTTCCTTACCTTTAGCTATAATAGCATTTCTAATATCCTCCAAATCTTTCATAGACCTTGCTTGTACTTTCATTACAGACAATGCTCTATAACCATCTTCAAGGTCTATAATAAGATTATTATCAATAGCTGCTACAAAGGAGCTTTTACCTTGTTTTGGTCTACCCATAAGAATGAGTAGTTTAGGATTGTAGTTAGTAACTACACTTCTTTCTGTTGGTAATTCTATCATAATTAAAATTCATTAATATAATCATCCTGATGGTCAATACACTCATTAAAGAAATCAATGCTAGTATTAAAGGTACTTACACCCTTACTAATATCTCTAAGCTCATTACGAAGAATATTTCTAGCTTCAATATAAGCACTTCTTTCTGCCTTAGCTCTTGCAAGTTTCTTGCCAGTAGTTTCATCAAAATTATCTCTATGGCATCTTGCTACTCCTGTTACTTTAATAGCTTCACCAACGTATCTATCAACACCTTTCACATACTTATCAAAATGAGCTGTAATAAGAGCTACTACCACACCATCATTTTCTTTAACTACATAATTACACTTATCAAACACAAGTTTAATTCTTTCCATAATTTAAAATTTTATTAAGTTTATTTGTTATAGCAAAAGCTAATAATGAAACTTTATTAGCTTTAAGTTTTTTATCTTCTAAGTATTTATAAATCTTATTCATTGCTAGAGTATCATCAGCCCTAGGTAATTCACTAAAGAAACTAGTGGCACCATCAAAGTAAAGAGGGCATATATTACCATTAGAGCCATAATCTCTATCTTCTAATACTTCCATAAACCTAGCATGATTTCTAAGTTTAGTAATATCATACTTTTCATATGTTTCTTTATTAAATTTAAAAGGACTATACAGACCAATGACCATATTTACATCCCTCACTGTAGTTTTACAATCAGCTATACTATCACTTCTAGGTTTCATTCTATCCAATTTAAATGATTCATTATCTTCAAGATTTTGTGCTTGATGCTGAATCAATATAAATGTATAGTTTAATTGGTCTCTGAGAGTAATTGCATATTTAGATAGTTTCTCAATAGTTTCTCTTTTATTTAAACCACTTTCTTGTGTAAGATTTGAAGCATTATCCAATATTACAATTTTATACTCTTCAGGGTCATTTGGAGTGTAGGGATTGACTGAATCTACAACTTTCTTTTTAATTATAGAACCATCTATATCTTTATAATCTATTTCTTTATAATTCAAATGTCCATGACTTAAAGCATATTCTCTACATATTTTATTAATTCCTGTTGGATTTTTAGTATCTTCAATATATCTTACAGTTTCTTCAAACTTTTTGATATATTTTTGATACTTTTCTGTTTTTAGTAATTCTAAAATATGAGGGTCAAGAGGTTTATCTTTATTAACACTCTCTAAATCAGTATTAGTTAATACTATCTTATCTAGTCTATAAAGAAGATGAGATAAAAACTCAATATACTTCTTCTTAGGACTCTCTTCAAGACAAAAATAGAAAATCTTAGCTCTAACTTCTGGATGCTCTATTATAAAGAATATAGTTTCATACACATAAACAAAATCACAAAATTTAGTTTTACCTATCTTTTGAGCAGCAGTCACTATAATATATTTTCCCATTTGAGTACCTGGCAATAGATTTCTAAATCTATTAAAAGGAAATGGAATACAATTATATTTACCACTTATAGCTCTATTTCTCTGTGCTTCTAAATGTGCATATACAGCATTAAAACTACTCATATCATATTACTTACCCAATCATCTCTTTGAGTATCTAGTTGCCCACTATTCTCAATAAGAGACATTAATTCTGATTTAATATCTACATTATCATCTGCATCTTTTACTGATTTAAGTATAAAATACTTAAGAAGCTGCATATATCTATAGTTTCCATTAAAAGAACTTACATATTCTTTAGTTGCCTTAATAACATCTTCTCTACTAAAAGAATATCTATACTTAACAACAAGAGTTTTAAGTTTCTTTGCTATTTCAGCAGTAGTACCTCTCCACATGTAAGAAGTACCCTCTTTTCTTCCAGCAGGGTAAATTTCTCTTAATTCTGAAGCTAAAGAGGTAAATTCTTCATCTTTGTCTATTACATTTTTATCAGAATCTATAATTACTGTAGAGATTAAGTCTTTTACTTTATCACTTACAATAAGTTTTCCTTCTGAAAATAAATCTTTATCAGCAAGACCTTTAGCTATTAAAGATTGTGATACTTTTCCAATATCTACATCTTTAGCATTAAGATACAGTATTAAAAATTCTTCTAAAGTTAAACCATTCTTATCAAGAATAGTTTGGTCTATTGTTAATTTCATATTTTAATTTTCTTATAATCATCAATAATAGTAACAAGTTTAGGATTATAGTTTTCAAGCATTTTATTAACTAACTCCTCCTCTCTTGTATTCTTAAAATAAGGAACAATAAGAACAGGATTTTTATGACGAAGTAATCTTCCCATTCTTTGCTTTATAATAGTATCAGAACTATTTAAATTAGCATAGATACCTACTTGACAATTACATAAATTCATGCTTTCATTAAGAATATTGCAAGCAGTAATATGGTCTATTTTACCTTCATTAAATGCTTCTAGATGTTCTATAGACTCTTTATTTTTACTATTAATGCAATACTCTCCAAGCATTTCTGTTTGCTCAATACTATTACAGAAAATTAGTGTTCTATATTCTCCTAGATGTATTAAAATCTGTTGTACATAAGGAGTTTTCTTGTCACTTAGCCACTTTAATCTATCATTACATAACCTTAACCATTTATTCTTGAATATCTCACTTCTTGACCTTAAATATCTTTTTTTCCAATATTCAATCTGATTATCCAAATCAGTTATATATTGTCTTTGAGTACAATGAATTCTAACTGGATTAGTTTTTTGCTTCATATAGCTCCATCTTAAAGCCCAAGAAGATTCTATTAATTTTCCTTTAGCTTTAGGATTTTTCATTATAACTTCTGTTGGAAAATCAGCTCTAAGATTTAATGGCAATATATATACTTTAGGGTCTGGAAGAATGTCATTTTCTATAACATCTCTTAAATCCTTTTTATATAAAGTCAAGTCATCAAATACTTCAATTAATTCATCTTTAAGTTTATTACTTACTGTTGCTGATAATAGTACACTATGCTTAATATCAAAAGAACATAGAGCCTCTCTACATCTTTCAGATAAATGATGTGCTTCATCAAATATAGCACAGTCATACTTTCCTGCATATTTAGGAAGAGAAACATAAGTAGTCATAGTAATTTTCATATTACAATTTGACCACCATTTTTTAATTTCATCAGCCCAATTCTGCTTGTGAACATTTCTATTCACTACAAGCAACAGAGTTTTACCTCCTAATGATTTAACTTTCTCTAGAGCTATCTTACTTTTGCCTGTTCCAGTTGGTAATTCAAGCAACCAATTATTTCCTTCAAGTGAAAGAACTTCTTTCAGTATGTCTTTTCTTGTCATCTTTTCTATTCTTTACAATTTCTTTTAATAATTTTGTATAGTTCTCATCCTCTGCATAGTTTATCTCTTCAAGGAAAGTATAATAATTATTTGGAGGTTGATATTTAGTTTGAACCCATTCTTTATAAGCTACAATGCTTTCAGTCCAATGATTAAATTTATAGTAATCCTTGCTTTTTGAATCATATAGACCAAATAGATTATTATAATTTAAACATACTTTAGACTTAAAATGTCCTGTTTCAAGTACTGCTTGAGCATATACTATATCTTTATTCTCTAAACCATAATAAGACAAAGCCTCCTCTAGACCCTCTTTAGGGGTCTGATAGAAGAACTTTGGTTGTTCATTTATAATAGTATCAGCTACCTCTATGACAGGGATAGGCTTATCCTTTGTAGATAAAACTATATTTTTAATTTGCAGAAGTAATAGAATTACTACACTCCAAGGCACTATTATAACTGCTGCAATAAATGCTTTAAACCATTTAATTCTCATATTATAAACAATAGTTTATAGTTTCTTACTACTATAGGATTATTAGGATAATTTGACTTATGGCTGTTATACCATAATAGTATCATATACCTATTACCTTGTACTATTATATCTATTGATGGTTCATATTTATTAAATAGGACCATCCCTACTATTAAAAATAGCAATAATATCCATTCCATATTAATCTTCAAGAACATTAAAACTGAAATCTAAGGCATTCATATCATGTGCAATAAGTTCACAATGTTTCTTAATTCTAGATTCTTCTGACATTGTGTCCCATACTCTGATTAACTTGCCTTTTACTTTAGCTACTACTTTATTGTATTTAGGATTAGTAGGTTCTTCAAGCATAGCTTCATAAGCTTCTTGAGACATCTTCAATACTTGTCGTATTGTAACATTCTTTCTAGTCCTAAATGCAATAGTTTCTTTCTTGAATTTCTTAAGCTTTCTATCATAGCTTTTAATAGTCAAGAAGTTTGGCTCTGTAAATTCTTTTGGTTTGTTTTCAGCCTCCTGCTGGCTTACCATACTACTTCCTTGAAGTACTAGAGTAAGGCTCAATTTTGGTTCTACCATATAAATTAATTATTAATATTTCTATTTGTTGCATCTTCTTTAAGAATATCTCTAATCATGTACTCATAATGTTTTTGTTTAAATTAATATAAAATAAATTGAAAAATAGCTACTAGTTAATTATTGCATTACCACTATGCTAATCATTCATATAGGAATAATATAGGACTCGAACCTATGATATAATAGTATTGTAAGTAGCTGAAGTAAGGCAGAGAAGAATCGAACTTCTGTTATAGGGATAACTTTTTACCAATATAATATATATATTGTAAGTATCATTAGATACTTTTAATAAACCTATGTCCTAACCACTAGACGACTGCCTTATAGATTGGTACTAATTTTTATTCTATCAAAATATAATAATAAATATAATAATATTGTAAGTACCAAGAAAGTAGGGAGGGGAGGACTCGAAC